GCACGAAGCCGTTCACCATGCGCTCGCTGGCCGGGAAGGTCATCCCGATGTGGATCGACGACCCGACCGGCCAGGAGCGCCGCGACAACCCGAAGGCGAAGACGCGCACCACGGAGACCGGCAAGATCCAAGTGTTGATCTTCCGACGTGCTGCCAAGATCGGGGAGCGGAAGAAGGTCTACAAGAAGGACCCGAAGACCGGTCTGAAGGTGCTCGTCTCCGATTCTCCGGCTCATTACCCGGGCGCTCCCGGCCGTATCGGCTGGCGTGAGGCCAAGCAGCCTTGGACCAGGCCCGGGAAGCGGCCGGGTGCGATCCACCCGGGGAACATCGGTGTTTGGTGGCGCCACCCGGGGTTGAAGCCCCGGAGTTTTTTGAACACGTCCATGACCTTGGCGGCGCAGAAGAACGGCCTGCTGGCCGAGCGGGTCTACGTCGCTGACCGGGGCTGGAGAAACAACGTCCGCCTGCACGGCGAGGAGTTCCGCTGATGTACGTCACCAGGGTGAAGACCCTCGCGATCGAGGCCCTGCACGCGGCCTTCGATGACCAGTACCCCGTGGCGGAGTTCCGGGGGCTGCACTGCTCGCTGGAGTACCCGGTCGACAAGTCCAGCTTCCCCGAGGTCTGGGTGCGTTATAGCGACACGGGCCCTCTGCGGCAGGCGGGCGTCTCGCACGTCGAGGACACCGACCCGGTCGACGGCGGCCGTGTCGCGCCGTACACGCGCTTCCGGTTCGAAGGCTCCTGGGAGTTCGTCGTCGTCGCTCTGTCGAGCGTGGAGCGGGACCGGGTCTACGACGAGCTGGTGGCGACGATCGCCTGGTCCGGGTTCGACTCGCTGCGCGGCCGGTTCCGCTCTTACCTGGCGGACAACGACCTGATCGATCTGACGGTCCGGACGGACGAGATCGAGTCGACCGGGGAGTCGGCCGAGCCGGGCACGCCGTGGGGTACTGACGAGGTGGTCTACGAGCGGACCCTGGCCATCGACCTGATCGGTGACTTCACGCCGGACCCGGAGACCGGCGTCATCGTCCCGCTCTCGAAGATCGTGGTCACGCCGACCGCAGACCTCACCCTCGACGACCTGAGCGACAGCGGCTTCGACTCCTGGCACTGAAGCGGGAGGTGGGCGATCGGCATCGCACCGTTGGGATGTGGAACGTCCCATGGGGTCGCCCGCCCCGCGCTGAAGCTACCACGCCTGTTGCTGTCCACGGCCCGGTTGTCGCCCCAAGGGGTGACAGCTGACCGACGCGACTGGTGGGTGGCATGCCCGACATCTCCTCTGCGACGTACACGCCGCCCGGCGTCTACGTCAGCGACGAATCGACTCCCACGGTCACCCCGCGCGGCGTGTCAACCACGACCGTCACGGTGATCGGCCCGGCCCTGGGTTACCAGACGACCAGTGAGGTCGTCACCGTCTTCTCCGGCTCGGCGACCGCACTGTTGCAGCGTGGCGCGTACATCGCGGCGGTTGTGGGGCCGCCTGCCATCGCGGCGCCCGTGGTCACGACCCTGTCGGGCACGGTCATGGTCTACAACACCGACTACACCTTCGTGGTGACCGCCGGTTCCGGTGGTGCCGCCACGGCGATCACTTCGATCAAGCGTCTGTCGTCGAGCCAGAGCGACCTGACTCAGCCGTCGCCGAACGGGCTGAAGGACGGCGACCAGGTCCGGGTGACGTACGCGTTCACCAACGCGACGTATTACGAGCCGACCGAGTTCGAGGACTACGACCAGGTCGTGGCCACGTACGGGCAGGCCATGCTGTCGACCGCGCCGACGAGCCCGACCGCGTCTCAGGTCGCCTCGGCGCTGACTCTGGCGGCGAAGATCGCTCTGGAGAACGGCGCGGCCAGCGTGCTGTGCGTAGCGACCAACCCGGCGGCGACGGACTACCGGGCGGCGCTGCAGGCGGCGTACAGCAAGCTGGAGGCGGACTACCGGGCGCAGATCCTGGTGCCGCTGTTCGTGGACGGCACGTACAACGCGCACACGCCGACGAACGTGGCGAACCTGCTGGCCGACGTCAAGAACCACTGCGAGACGGCGGCCAACGACGGCTACGGCCGGATGGCGTTCACCGGCCTGGCCACGACGTACGACAACACGACCGGCCACGACCAGCTGGCGCTGGCGCAGGACAGCAAGCGGCTGGTGCTGTGCTACCCGAACCGGCTGCTGGCCTTCAACTCGGCCGTGAACGCCTCCACGGAGATCGACGGCTTCTACCTGGCCGCTGCGATGGCCGGACGGCTGGCGCGGAACGCGGTCGCGCGGGGGCTGACGAACCAGTCGCTGACGTCGTTCACGGGCCTGCCCGCGACGATCGCGCAGGCCATGACGCGGACCTTCAAGAACAACCTCTCGAAGTCCGGTGTGAACGTCGCGGAGATCAACCAGAACAACCAGCTGGTCGCCCGGCACGGCGTGTCCACGAACATGTCGTCGATCCTGACGCAGGAGATCTCGCTGACCCGCATCGGCGACGTCCTGCTGCAGATGATCCAGGTCGGCATGTCCAACGCTGGGCTCATCGGTGAGCCGATCACGGCCGAGACCACGATCAACGTGAAGTCGGCGCTGATCGGTCTGCTGGAGCAGGCGGTTTCCGACGCGATCATCGTCTCCTACGCCAACGCGCAGGTGCGGCAGCAGTCGGCGGACCCGTCGGTCATCGAGGGGACCTTCAGCTACAAGCCGCCGATCCCGATGAACTATGTCGTCGTGAAGTTCGCCGTCGACCTCACGACCGGCGACACGTCCACGCAGACAGACCAGGCCGCCTGAGCCCGCGCGGCAGGCGCTTGTGACGGGCCCCTGCCGCGCTTTATGGAGGACCCCCGGTGTGAGGGCGCCGGGGGTCCTCTGCTGTCCGTGGCCGCCCATCCCGCACCAGTGGGTGAGACCTACGGATGGGGTGGTGAGCAATGCCTGCAGGCAAGGTCCGCGTCACCGGCTCCGGCTACAGCACGTTCGTGTACGCCGGTAAGCCGATCGCGTTCTTGAACAGCGTCGAGGACTCGGGCCAGCGTGCGTGGAGCGACAAGGGGCAGGCGTACGCGTTTATTCAGCCCCTTGGTTCGCGTACGCCGGTGGAGATCGCGACGTCCCGCGTCCTGGGCGGCGGCACGCTGCAGATGACGATCCAGGAGCTGTGGAACCAGGCGATCTGGGAGCAGCTGGCCGGGCTGTCTGGCACGAACAACATCGTCGAGATTTTCGACCGGCTGGCCGGAAGTCCGAACTACGTGACGGCGCAGACGATCATCAAGCCGCCCGGCACCGAGGCGACCCCCTCGAAGTGGCGCGGCAAGATCTATCACAACGTGACGATCGTCGACATCGCCGACGGCGACACCCTGACGGTCGGCGGCCTGGACGTCGCCAAGCCTGTGGTCGCCGCTTACACGCACTCCACCCGACTGCGCTGACCAGGAGCGAGCGATGACGGACACCTACGGCACCTTCGACCCTGCCTCCCGGCCGGGCCGTAAGGCCGCCACGCCGGAGGCCAAGCCGACCCTGAAGGCTGAGGACGGTACGGAGCTTCCCAGCTTCGACGAGCGCTACTCCGAGGCCTTTCAGGGGCTCGCTTACCTGGGTTCGCTGACGGAGAGCTTCTCCTGGCTCGGGCACGAGTTCGTTATCCGCACCCTCGGTGTGGATGAGCAGCTCGCTGTCGCTCAGGTCACCGCCAAGTACAAGGACGGCGGTGAGCAGCTCGCCTACGTCACGGCGGTGGTGGCGATGGCGATCGTGACGGTCGACGGCGAGGAGCTGCCCACGCCGATCGGTGAGGACCAGCTGCTGGCCGAATGGGGGCACCGGCGGTTCGCCTACGTCAAGGCCAACTGGTTCCAGCCGACGATCAACGAGGTCTTCCAGCGGTACCTGCAGCTGGAGGACAAGGTCGCGCAGGTCATCGAGGCCATGGGAAAAGCCTTCGCCCCGGCCGCATAGACCCGTGGCTGGAGCGCCATCTGCGGATCGCTGAGCGGCGGGGGCTGCTGTCGGGGCGGCACCTGTCCCGGGTGCAGCAGTTCGGCCTGGAGCTGCTCATCCTCGCCAACGGCTGGAAGGAAGTCGAGCGGGACGAGGAGCAGCTCAAACGGGACGAGAAGGCGTTCGAGGACCAGCTGAAGTTCGCGCTGGTGGCTGCGGGCGTGGACGCGACCGAGCTGTGGCCGAGGGATGCCGCCGATGTACCGGACGACGAGGGCGTCGACTACGACTACTCCGCCGTCAACTGGCAGCAGGGCTCGACCGACGACTGGGATCGCATGCAGGAGGCGCTCTCTCAGTCACGTGTGCAGGTGTCTGGGGACCCGGAGCCGGAGGACGAACCGCCGGTGCCAGACATGGACGACGGATTCGATCGGGAGTGGCAGTAGATGGCGACCCCTACGCCGCCCCCGGGCGGCAACACCCCTCCTGGCGGCATCACCGGTGCGTTGCAGTCGCTGGCCATGCAGCTGCAGGCGTTCCTGCACCAGAACCAGACGCTGCAGAACCTGCCGTCGAGCACGGCCAACGCCCTGCGGCAGGCGCGGCAGAACGTCCTGAATCCGCAGGCGCTGTTGGGCGGACAGGTCCCGGCGCCTGTGGCTCCGAACGCGCAGTGGCTGCAGCAGACGGCTGCGCAGTTCCTGAGCCAGGTGGTGCTCAACCAGTCCCAGCGCCGGTCCAGCCCGCCTCCTCCTGGGCCTACGCCGCCGACTCCTGCGCCTGTGCCGCCGGTCCCGATGCCGCCGTACCCGTACCCGTACATGAGCCCGTACGGGCATCCGCACATGCCGTACACCGGGCCCATGCCGGGCTATGGCGGCCCTCTGGTCGCACCGGTTCACCCGGGCAGTAGCGGCGGTCATGCCTCGGGTATCGGCTCGTGGACGAAGTCGATGCTGCCCCGTGTCGGTGCGGCTGTCGGTGGCCCCTGGGGCGCTGTGGCGGGTGCCGCCATCGGTGCCGCCACGGACATCCCGGCCGAGGTCCGCAGCCAGCGCGACAAGAACGCCTACTACCAGTCGATCGAGGGTGGCTCGAACTTCGACGGCTTCGGCGAGCGTGCCTCCGAGGAGCTGTATCGCTGGTCGACGTTCGGTGTGCTCTCCTCCGACGAGTCACGCAAGGCGTTCAAGGGCGTCACCAGGCTGGGCTACAACAGCAAGGTGGAGGGCGGCGTCGGCCGCCAGGATGCGCTCAACTTCATCTACCACGGCAAGACACGTCGCGGTGAGACCGTGGACGAGTCGCTGCAGCAGCTGCAGGTCAACTCCAAGAACGCCCTTGGGTCGCTTAACGACCTGAACGACGCCCTCAACGCGGTCTCCGACAGCGCGGGCAAGGCCGGGGTCAACTCGCAGCAGGCGCGCGCCGAGTTCACGCAGCTGATGGACCAGGCGATCAAGCAGGGATACGGCTCGTCCTCGGCGGATGTGGCGTCTCTGGAGCAGCAGACGAAGAACTCCTACGGCCGGTCCTACCAGGACGTGGACGTATCCGGGCGCCTGACGCTGAACCACGCCTACATGGCAGCCTCGATGTCCGGGATGAGCGTCTCGCAGTACCTGACGTCTGGTGTCACGTCCAAGGGCGCCGCCGACGCGAAGCTGGACCAGGCAACGGCAAGCGCCGTGCTCAAGCCCGGCGTCGAGGACTGGATCAAGGACCAGATCTCCAAGGCCGGTGGCGCGGGCAACCTCCACGAGGACGTTGTCCAGCAGATCGCCGAGCAGATGATCCGGCAGTTCTACGCCAACGACTCCCCGGCGATGGCGCAGGTCATCGCCGCCATCTCCGGGCAGAGCACGCTGGCCAACGATCCGGTCAAGGCCGCCTTCTGGCTCGTGCAGCAGTACAACGACAAGGGCACCGCCGAGACGACGCACAAGATGACGGCCAAGGAGAAGGCCGCCCAGAAGACTGCCAGCAAGGAGAACGCGGTCTCCACCGGCGTCGGCAACAACATGCGCCAGACCCAGGACGACCGGGGCCCGAACGCGGGCAAGTCCATCCTCGGCGACCTCGACAAGGAGAAGTCCGGCGACTTCCTGGGCTTCGGCGGCCACAACTCGGACGCCTACAACGCCTACCAGAAGTGGCACGAGCAGAAGGGCGGCCAGGAAGACCCCGTCGTCTACCACCTCCTCCAGAAGATCAAGGGCGACGACAAGACCAAGGTCGCCGTCACCACCAAGGACGGCAAGAAGGTCGTCTCGCTGGCCGACGCGATCAAGAACCACCGCAACGAGCTGGCGTCCGGCAAGGCCGTCGTCGTCGAGGGCGACCAGACGGGCAAGACGGTCTCCGAGATCCTCGGCAAGGACAAGGTCGACCCGCTGCGCGACTTCTCCAAGGAAGCCAAGGCCACCGACAAGTCCGGCGAGACGTACGCCAAGTGGGAGAAGGAGCACACCACCAAGGACAAGAAGGGCCGGGAGAAGCTGGAGATCACCCTGACGGCCGAGGCCCGGCGCCTGCTGACCGTCCTGGACTCCACCGGCGTCTCCGGGTCCTCCGCGACCGCCACGCCGCCGCTGAGCCCGTACGCGTCCAACCCCAGCTACGGCGGGGAGTAGGCCATGGCTCTCGCATCCCTCGGGTTCACGGGCGGCCCTCAGATCACGTTCCGCATCAATCCCGACTCGATCGACTGGGGCTTCGACATCCACACCTCGGTCACCCCGACCGTCGGCGGCAGGGTCGTGCAGATCACCGGCGCGACCCTGCGGGACGTCACGATCAATGGCTACCTCGGCGAGAACCGCAGGGCCGGGCCCTCGCCGGACGGCAACAAGGACCATGCTGGAGCCAGCTGGCGCTTGCACGAGGTGTTCATCGCGAACTGCCGGGCCATCATGGAGCACCAGTCCCGGGACTCCAGCACGCCCGGCAAGATGCACGAACCGGCGACCTTCAACTATCCGCCGCACGGCTGGCGCTGGAGCGTGTACCTCACCGAGGTCTCTGACATCGACGGCCAGGCGTCGATCGAGCACCGCACCGGGAAGTACAGCCACGGCTACAAGCTGACGCTGTTCATCGTGCAGGTGGGCTCCGACTCGCTGGTCAAGGCGGGCACCTCGAAGAACGCGGTCGACTCCGCCCAGGAGAAGGCCATCGCCTCCTACATCGCCCGCATCAGCGAGGGCATCGGCTGGCGCCAGACCGAGTACAACGGCCCGCTCAGCGACGGCACTGAGGACAAGAAGAGCGACAAGGGACAGAAGGAGGACAAGTAGTGGCTGCAGGCGAACGCGAGTGCATCATCAAGGTGCTGCGCCACATCGCGCCGGGCGAGCCCACCGGCCGTATCTGGGGGCGCAAGCAGTCGGCCGACGGCGGGCAGGGACGAGAGGGCAACCTGTGGGCCGCCGACCCGGAGGACCTTGCCGACCTCATCGTCGCCGAGCTGACCCGAGAGCGAGGGTGGTAATGGCCAACCAGTGGGGCGCCGACGTGCCCGTCTCCATGCCGCAGCCGCTGCGGGCCGACCAGGAGGCCATCGTTCCCATGAACGGCTTTGCGATGACCCTCGACGGCCTCTACCCGGACATGTCGGCCGCCGACCACGAGCGGCTCGCCACGCCCGTCTACGCCCCGCACAACCCGCTGCGGAGCACCGAGGAGACGATTCCGGACCCCGAGGAGTGAGACGTCACTTCATTCGGTGCTTGAGGATCTTCAGCGCGAACCAGGGCCAGAGGAGAAGGAACCCCGCCACGATGAATGGGAGCTGGTCTTCAAGATCCCAGGCCATCCATGAATCGTCGTCCTTCACCGCGCGAATCGCAAGGACCGACGAGGCAGCCCAGCCGACCAGCCACACCGCGCCAAGGATCACCCATGGCGTCATCTCTGCATCCATACCCTCATCCTAGGCTTCAGGAGGAGCTGTGGCCGACACCCGCAAGGGCCTGAACTGCCTGCTGTTCTACCCCAAGGACAGCAAGACCAACGCCAGCTTCCGGGTCCGTGCCGACGTCCTCGGGCACGGCATGACGATGGTCGCCGACTCCTCCAGTTCCCGTAACGCCCGCGCGTACTACCCGCACCGGCCGACCCCGTCACGCTTCTACCTGCGGGTGCTGCTCAAGGGGTACGGCGAGCGCAAGGCGTTCGCCGACTGGATGCAGGGCTACGCCAACTTCGTGATGAACCCGGGCCTGGCCGCCGGTGACTCCTTCCCCGACATGGGGGTCATGCTCCCGAACCGGAACTTCTACCGCGAGGGCGTGCCCCTGTCCGGCTTCGAGTGGGGCGACACCATCGGCACTGTCGTCTGGACGCCGGTCATCACCTTCGAGTGCACCCGCGAGCCCCAGGACGTCACAGCCCTCTCCACGAGCAGCTTCAAGAACGCCCAGGACCCCGAGATGAAGTACTTCTGGCCCATGGGCACGCAGCTCGGCGGCAACGCGGTCCCGTCCGGCAACTACCAGACTGTCGACCCCGGCAAGGACGGCGGCTCCGACCCGGGCCAGCTGGAAGACCTCCCGGTCAACCCGATGCCCAATGAGGGCACCCCGCCGAACGAGCGGTACGACTACGGGAACTGAAATGCGCGACGCCAGGCCCCCGGTCTGCCCCGGGACTCCTGGCGTCACTTGCAGCCGCCCACGGCGACCGCCACTGCTACAAGGATAGCGGCCCGCCCCAGGAACTTCGGCACGGGCGGGCCGCTCAGCCGGATGGAAAGGCCGACACCAAAAGGCGCACGGCCAGCGTAGCGGGGGTCGTGTCGCCGTGTCCGTGGTTCGCCCCAAGGGGCGGAGGTGGTCTCGTGCCGAACTTCGTCCTGGCACCCGGCGTCAAGGTCTACGTCTCGACCGAGAGGCACGGGATCATCGACGTCTCGGACGACCTGGTCGAGGGCTCGATGACGCGCCGCTCGGACGGTGTCAGTTCCTTTAACTTCAGCCTGCAGAACGCCCGCCGGAAGTACGACGGCGTGCTGACCCCGAACGACCGCGTCTCGGTGCAGATGAAGCGGCTGAAGTGGGTGCAGGTATTCACCGGCTACCTGAACAAGGTGCCGCTCGTCACGGCGTGGCCGCGCGTCGTCCACCTGACCGCGTCCTGCTCGCTCAAGCGGCTGCAGTACTGGTACTGGGACTCCCACACCGAAGCGTCGCAGTCCATGGTGCGCGACGCCCTGACGGACGCGAACAAGGACACCGGTGTCTCCGACGGCGGCATGACGAACGTCGCGCTCACCGTGCTGAAGAAGGTGGTGGGCTGGCCGGAGTCCAAGGCCCACATCGCCCGCATCCCGAACAACTGGTTCTCGGTCATCGAGGTCCTGGCCAAGCAGATCGACGCCCAGCTCACCGGCGCCGACGAGATCGCACGAGCCCTGCTGGATCAGCTCGGCACCGCGTCCGTCGGCGGCACGGGCGGCGCGGACGCCAGCTCGCTGAACGGGACGTACGGCGGCTTCAACAACCCGGACCAGAAGGCCAACGCCGCGATCATCTACAACGTCGGCAAGGAGAAGGGCGGCTCCAGCCGTGACTGCATCATCGCCATCATGACGGCGATGCAGGAGTCCGGCCTGCGCAACCTCAAGGGCGGCGACCGGGACAGCGCGGGCCTCTTCCAGCAGCGCCCCTCCCAGGGCTGGGGCACCCACGAGCAGGTGACCGACCCCCGGTACGCGGCGGGGAAGTTCTACGACGCCCTCTTCAAGGTCACGAACCGCGACCACATGGAGCTGTGGAAGGTCTGCGACACGGTCCAGCGCTCCGGCGCGCCGCACGAGTACGCCAAGCACGAGAAGCCCGCCACGGCCATGGTCAAGGACCTGGAGAAGGGCGGGGGCAAGCTGGACTCCAAGACGAAGCCGCAGGGCACCATCTCCGGCGTCGACCTGGCCCAGCTCTCCGTGAACTTCTGCCAGAAGTACCCGAACATTCCGTACACCCAGCAGTACGGCGGCACCCAGATGGGCGTGCTGTCGCAGAACCCTCCGCCCGGCCTGGACTGCTCCAGCTTCGTGCAGGCCATGTACTTGAGGGCGCTCGGGTCTCTGTATGACCTGCCCCGTGTGGCGGCGGCGCAGTACGGCGCGTGCAAGAAGGTGACGGTGGCGAAGGCCCTGGCGACGCCTGGTGCGCTGGTCTTCAAGGGCTCCTCGCCGGGCGGCATCTACCACGTGGAGATGAGCCTGGGTGACGGCAAGAGCACGATCGGCGCGCACCGCGCGGGTGCCAAGCCGCATGACGTCGGCGTCAACCCGCCGTCGGCGGCGTCGTACTGGGACTTCGGCGGCTTCCTGCCGCGCGTCGCGTACACCACGGGCGCGGGCACGGTCATCTTCGATGGGTCGGACGGCACCAGCGGGGGCGTCAACGACATGAGCGGCGACCCCGGGGTCGAGCTGGTCACCGGCGCCGACGCGCCCGGGTACAACCCCAAGGACCCGTTCGACAAGATGTTTGCCGACAACGCGTGGCTGCCGATCTCGACGGCGCAGAACGACCCGAACTACGCGCTGGCGCAGGCCCTGGCCGGGCCGCGAGCGCTGCTGAACGATCAGCCGTTGCTGCCGTACCTGAAGAACCTGTTCAACTCGTCGATGCGGTCGTTTTGCTCCGCGCCGAACGGCGACCTGATCGCCTGGTACCCGGACTACTACGGGATGTGGGGCACGGCCGCCAAGATGGTCATCCAGCCCATCGAGGTGCAGGACTTCGAGGTGTCCTGGTCGGATGACTACATGGTCACCCACCAGTTCGTGGTGACGTCACCGGTCAGCGGGAACCTCTTCGACCCGGCCACGGGGACCGTGCAGCAGTCCATCTCCGACAGCTACCTGTCCCAGTCGGCTCTCTTCACCACCGGCATCGTGACCATCGACTTCCCGGGTGTGTGGAAGGCGCTGTTCGGGATGGACAAGACAGACAAGCAGGCGAAGGAGTACGCGGACTGGATCAAGCAGCGGTTCGGTGCCCGGCCGGACTACCAGCAGCTGCCAGCCCTCATCGGTCCGAAGGCCGCACTGTTCTCGGCGATCTTCCTCTTCATGCGGCAGTTCGCCTTCCAGTACCAGGCCAACATCCCGCTGACGTTCATGCCGGAACTGTGGCCGGGGATGCTGCTGCAGTTCCCCGCCTTCAACTTCCAGGGCTACGTCACCACGGTCCAGCACGACTTCAAGTTCGGCGAGGGCGGCTACTTCAAGACGTCAGTGCAGCTCGCGGCCCCGGCCCGGCTCACTGGCGACAAGGACAAGCGGCTGCTCGGTCTGCCGATGGCGGGAGGCAACTGATGATGGGTCCAGGGAACGCCGCCACCCACGGGATCGGCTGGACGGTCAAGCAGGTCAAGGTCAGCTCGATCCTCACGGACAAGAAGTTCGCCCTGTGTGTCGACACCGAGGGCCAGCAACTGGAGGTCACCACGGCCATCCACCGCACCGGCATCACGCCGATGGTCGGCCAGACCTGGCTCGTCGACCGCACGTACGGCGTGTGGAGCTTCGCCGCCTGGGTCGACCTGACATGAAAAAAGTGAGACCCAGTGGGTCTCACTTTTCCCGGTACCAGAGTGAGACCCAGTGGGTCTCACTTTCGACTATCCGACGATCTCAGCAGCAGCCTCGTACTTGCGCCGCATGTCTTCGACGTACCTCTTGGCCTCGTCGGGGTCTTCCTTGTTCGCCTCGCGGAGGGTCTCCAGGTCGAGGATGCGCCCGGTCCGTCGCGCCTTCGCCAGCTGGTCCACGGCCTTGGACGGGGCCGACGTGCTGGGCTCGGGCTCGATGACGTCAGTGGCCTCGCCGAGAAGGAGGAGCCTGCGGGCCGCTACGGCGCCGCCGGAGTTGACCCGGCCCATCCTCTTCATCTCGGTGAACTGCTCACGGAGGTTCTTCTGGCGCTCCGGAGAGACGTCCGGCTCTCCATCGGGAGTGACAGGGATCTCGCCCTTCTCGTCCACGATGGTGGAGAACAGCTCACGGATGGTGCGCTCGTTGAGCGGCTCGTCTACCAGATCTCCGATGATCCGGTAGACCGGGACGGCTCGGCGGAGCCGGTAGACGTCCTGCTTGCCGAGGTCGAGCGGGGCGGCGAACTTCTCGATGGACTTGATGCCCGCGTCCTTCAGGCGGTCGCCCTGGGTGGCCCACCACAGGTACTCGCCCGCCGACGAGACGTAGTCCTTCTGCATCCTCCCGAGGCCGTTGGCGAGGCCCCGGTTGGCCCGTGCGATCCCGCGCCGGACGATGCCCACCTTCTCCAGGGGGTCTGCATCCTCGGGCGGCACGATGAACTGGAAGGGGTTGCCTTCCTCGGCTGCCGTGACGACCTGATCGGCGGTCGGGGTAACGACGGTGCTGGAAGGCATGGCCGGGGTTTCGGCCTGGTGGGGCACGGCGGCAGTCGCAGCCTCCTCCAGCGCCTGCAGCTCGACCTCGGGTTCGTCCTGCTCGCCGCGACGGGCAGGGGCCACCTCGCTGGTCGTCGCGCCTGCGGTGGCCTGCTGGATGCGCCTCTCTCGCGCGGTCAGCTTCTTGGCGACCGTCTTCTTGGCGGCGGGGGCTTCAACGCGGGGCATCAGCTGATGACCTCCTTCATGGCGTGGCGGAACAAGAGGCCCATCTCTTCGAGATGGTTGCGCTTCGGGGTCTCGTCCCAGGAGCGCGGGTACTCGGGGGCATCGCTGATCTCGAACTCCACGTCCACGAAGGCGATGTCGATCTTCTCGCGGATGTCGTCGTCAATTTTCGTCGCCATGATGGCCTCGACGACCGGCCGGGCGTCGGCCGCTAGCGTGTTCCGGCCGGTGCACTTCACCATGCACACGAAGACCTTCAGGCGGGCGTCGTTGGCCTTGCCTCCCCGCGCGGCAGTCTTGGCCGTCGGCGCGATGCGGTTCCACTCGAAGCCGGACGGAGCGAACGGGAGGAGCACCATGCGCGCCGACTGGCACAGCTCCCAGTACTCCTCCTTACCAGCGCCGCCGGAGTCGACGAGGATGACGTCGTATGCCTCGCGGAAGCTGTCGATGACGTCGTCGAGGTCGGGGGCGTCCTCGGCCTTGTTCTTGCAGTCGTAGGTGACCAGGTCGAACGGGACCTTCTCCGGCCCCCCAGGGCGGGCCTCCCGGACCTTGTACCAGTTGTCGATGCTCTGGCTGTTGTTGTCCGTGTCGATGACCAGAACCTTGAGGCCGAGGATCAAGGACAGGTAGAGGGCTACGAAGATGGTCATCGTGGTCTTGCCGGTGCCGCCCTTGAGCATGCCGACACCGATGACGAGACAGCCGTTGTCACTGATCCACGCTCGGATCTCTTCCTGCGAGGCGAGCAGCCGCTTCAGCTGCTGCCTGGGGAGCGTAGAAGTCTTCACTCCGGTCCCTTCTTAGGCGGGTTGTCGCCCACATCTTGCCGTACCGGCGATGCCCGGGTGCGCAGGAGCCGTGTTTCGGCCCTGTCTTGGAGCGGAAAGGGTGAGGAGGTGGGCTCATGAAGACGCTGGCGCTCGTCGGCGGGGACCTGGCACTGGGTGACGGCGGCTACCGGACGCTCACCGGCGCCGCCCGCATCCGACAGGACCTGGCACTCGCACTCGCCGAGCCGTACGGCCACGACAGCTATCACCCGCAGTTCGGGTCGGTGCTGGCCGCGCACATCGGTGAGCCGCTGACGCCGGAGCTGGAGCTGCTCGTGCGCGCCGAGGTGGTGCGGGTGGTGCAGCAGTACGTGGACGGCCAGCAGGCCCAGATCGCGGCCGACGCCCTGTCCGGCTCCCGGAGCCGGTTCAGCTTCCAGGACGTGGTGCAGTCGGTGCAGTCCATCAGCACGGACATCCAGTACGACACGATCAAGGTGACGATCGCGCTGAAGACGCAGTCCGGCGGAACGGTCCGGGTGCTGCGGACGGTGAGCACCTGACTTTTGCTGTGCGGCGCCTTCCTCTCGCCCTCAAGGGGTGACGAGAAGGAGGGCGCCGCATGGGTGTTTCCAGGGACGACATCGTCTCGCAGATGCGGGATGCACTGCTGGTCTCCGACCCGGAGCTGGACACGTCCATCGGCACCCCGGCGCGGAAGATCCTTGACGCGGTCTCCGCGTCGCTGGCGGACGCGTACGTGGAGAACCACCTGCTGTCGTACGCCTACGACATCGACAGCAAGACCGACGCCGACCTCGACAGCTTCTGCCAACTGTTCGGCATCGCGCGGATTGCGGCCCGGCGCTCGGTCGGAACGGTGACCTTCTCCCGGACTGGCGACCTGACCCCGACCGTCTTCATCCCGGTCGGCACGGAGATCGCGTCCTCGTCGAACTCCTCGATCGTGGTCACCACGGTGGTCGGCGGCACGCTGATGCCGGGAGCCTCCTCGGTCACGGTGCCGGTCCAGGCCGTGACGGCCGGACCCGAGGGCAACCTGGGCGCCGGGATGGCTACCCAGATCACCTCCCCGATCCAGGGGGTCAACACCGTCACCAACACGGCCGCCCTGACCGCTGGCATGTCGCGGGAGACTGACTCGGAGCTGCGGACCCGCTGGAAGTCGACGGTGTTCCGCTCGCTGGCCGGGACGGAGCAGATGTACCGGGGCGTGGCTCTGGACGACGGCGACTGCTACGCGGTGTCCGTCGTGGGCTCCTCGCGGACGCGGTCGGAGATCCTGCAGGTGCCCGTCAGCGGCAACACGGTCTGTCAGATCACGGACGCCCGCTACATCTACTCCTCGCCGGTGCAGGTGGCGAAGTCCGACGGCACGCCGCTGATCAAGGACTACGACTACACCTGGGTTCCGGCGAACCCGCCCCAGATCGCAGGGCTGTCGGCGAGCTTCCCGGCGGCCGGTGAGCTGCTCACGGTGTCGTACCAGTATCTGCCGGTGGTGAGCCGGAACGACCCGGCGAACAACATCACGAACCGGGTGGACCTCTTCGTCGGCGGTACCCGAGCGCAGTCGGCGCAGACGGCGTTGGTGTTCAAGCAGACCAAGGTGTTCCAGACCGTCTCGACGCTGGATCTGTACACCGGGGCGTGGCTGCGGTCGGATCAGACGCGGCCGGTGGCCAGCAACGTGTTTGTGCCGCTGCCGTTCGGGCCGATCGTGACTGTGCCGTCCACGCTGTCGGTCGCGGGGACGACATACGGCCTGGCGTCCACGGCGCACCCGCTGGGCACGGTGGCCAACGGTGTGACGTACGCCTACACGGTCGTCCACGAGGACACGGTGGACGGCTGGACGCCGACCTCGCGGTTCGGCCTGGAGTGGCACCACACCTACCTGCCTGCCGACGGCTCGCCGATCTCCGTGGGTGGCAACGGCGACTACACCTACAACGAGGTGCCCTCCAGCGTGCAGGACGCGGTGAACCGGTGGAGGTTGACCGGGATCGACGCCAAGGTCCACCAGGCCAAGCAGCGCTGGCTGCGGTTCGCGCTGGGCGTGATGTACACGGTGTCGTCGACCGGGTCGGTTGACTCGGTCCAGGACGCCATCCGGTCCGCCTTGAGTGACTACCTGAACCGGATGGACTTCAACTCCAACGTCCAGATCAGCGACGTCCTCGCGGTCATCCACCAGGTGCCCGGCGTGGACAACTGCCGCCTGCTCAACGGCGCGGACGTGACCGGCTACAGCTCGGCCAATCCGAACGCGTCGATCGTGGGTGTCCAGCAGATTGCCCCGAATTCGGCGCCGAACTCGGCCGCTCTGTCCTCCTGGGTCGATGCGCCGACCGGTCGGGCCAAGGACATCTACTTCCGCGACGACGAACTGCCCGTGCTCGGCGGCGTGGTCTTCAAGACCCTCGCCCGGAACTCCTTCGGGGTGCTGTGATGGCAGACGACTTCCTCCACCAGGGCAGCGGCACTTTCGGGACCGCCGTCATCCCGGGCGGCCTGATTCCGCTGCAGGCCGACGTCACCGTGCCGCAGTCCACCGCGCTGGCCAGCGGCACCGGCATGCTCGTGGCCGACACGGCCGTCGCCGAGCAGCTGCGTCACTTCCCTGAGGAGGTCTACGACCTCCGGCCTACCTCGCACCTGGTCCGCCTGATGCAGGCGCTCCTCGGGGACTCTGGTGTCGGCCAGCTCCGCAAGCGGCTGCTGGTGGCCCAGTTGCAGAGCCTGTCCGTCTCGGGGGCAAGGTTTTTCGATCTCGACCGGTTCTATGGGGCGATCTTCAACGCCACCCGGAACGATGCCGAGGTCCTGCCGATCAACCCGATGGAGACGGCGACCGCCACGGCTGCCGAGTGGGACTCGATCGAGGCCGCCGACGCCTCCTTCCGTGACCGGATGACCGCGCTGGCCAAGGCCGTCGCGACGGGCGGCACCGTGCCGGGCCTGCAGGCGGCGGCCGAGGCCATCACAGGAGTCGAGGTCGACGTCTACGAGTCCTGGGCGCTGCTCGATGCCGCCGGGGACGCGGACGAGGTCGCGCACACTTGGGCCTGGATGGAGGCCGGTCACTGGAGCGACTACGAGGGCGAGATCTGGGGCGCTCTGGAGGGCACGCCGTTCTACGGCCGCTCGGGTTCCCTGACCCGTTCCGAGGTCCTGGTCCGGGTCAACCGCGACTACCCGACGACCCCGGAGGGCCGGGCGCAGCAGGCCAGCGACGAGTCGGCGCTGGTGCGTGTTCTTGAGCGGATCAAGCCTGCTCACATGCTTCTCACGGTCGATACGCAGGGCACTTCGGCTCTGGTGGCGCGCGGTATTGCCGGGGTGCGCTCGGACAGTGAGAACTGGGAGATCGTCCCGCAGGTCACCCCGAGTCAGGTGCCGACCAGCACGAACCCCTACCCGCTGTCGGCGATCCAGCAGCAGGACGGGGTGGATCCGGGTTCGGCCCGGGTGCTGCCCCGGCCGCCGCTGACCACCCGGCTCGGGGACGAGTGGTCGTACGGCCAGCAGGTCCCGACCTGTCGCTCCTACGCGGTCAGTCCGGACGACCCGGCCGACTTCACCGCGCCTGGAGCGGTGCCGGACGCCGACCTTGCCTCGGATGACCAGACGGTTGTTTGGAGGGATGGCACCTTGACTGTCTACCGTGCCTCCCTCGGTGCGCTTGACCCGTTGCTGAGCCACGCCGCGCGTGCCGGGGGTGACGGTGTGCTCATCGCCAACCCGTACTCCGGTGACCGCCGCACCGTCCTGACGACCGACTGACCCTGTCCGGTCCTTCTCATCCGCCCTCAAGGGGTGAGCTGAGGAGGACCACCAGTGGCCGATCTGTACGCCAACTATGCCGCGCTGGCAGCCGCGCGCCAGATCGGTGTGGACTACCGCATTCTGGTCCGTACGCCGCCCGGCTCCCGGCTGGCGCACATCGCCATCCACGGCGGTGGCATCGAGCCGGGTACCACGGAGATCGCGGACTACCTGGCCGGGTCGGCCAGCCGGTTCTACTCCTTCGACGGCATGCTGTCCTCGGGGAACAGCAACCTGCACATCACCTCGACGAACTTCGACGAGCCGCAGGCCCTGGACCTGGTGGCCGCCGCCGACTACGTCATCTCCTGGCACGGCGCCGCTGGAAGCGACCCGGTCACCTTCGTCGGTGGCCTGGACACGGAGACCGGTGAGCGGATCAAGGCGGCCCTGGAGCAGGCAGGGTTCACGGTTGCGCCTGGCAGCGACGAGCTGAACGGCAGCGACCCGGCGAACATCACCAACAAGGACGCCCGGCTCATGGGCGTGCAGATGGAGCTGTCGCTGGCGCAGCGGCAGTCCTTCTTCGAGGACTTCACCCGGGTCGGGCGGGACAGCGGGGCGCGCACGTCCGACTTCTACGCCTACATGACCGCGATCCAGACGGCGCTCAACGGCCTGGATGTGCCGGGCAAGGCCGTCGGCTCGGCATGGAAGGGCCGGGTTGCCCAGCCCGTGACCGGCACAGGGTCGGCGTCGGGTGACTTCGGGATCCCGGCGCTGGCTCCCTTGACTGTAGACGGCATGCCCCTTGACTCGCTCAAGGACGCGCTGCGCCTGTCAACCCAGCGGCAGGCGGCAGGCAACACGGAGCGGTTCTGGTCAAGCCCGCCGCGCAATAACGGTGACCCGACACGGGACGTCTTCGAGTTCTCTCTGGCCACGGCCCGGCCGGTCAACCGCATCTCGTTCTCCCTGGCCCGGTTCCCCCAGCGGGCCTGGGTGCAGTACCGCGACGCCGACGGGCTGTGGAAGCCGCTGCAGAACGCGCGCCTGGGCGGCCCGGTCCAGATCAGCATCCTGGACTCGGTCCCGGCAGTCATCCCTGCGGGTGTCCCGGACAACCTCAAGCTGCACCCGCAGCACTTCGGAGCCGGGCACTGGATGGCGCAGGAGGTCGACGTCCAGCCGGTCTCCGCGAGCCGGTTCAGGATCATCATGACCCGCCTGCCGTCGTCGGCGTACCCGCGCGGCTCGGACAACCAGCCGGTGTCGTACTCGCTGGGAGTCAAGGACGCGCTTGTCTCGTACCGTGCCTCCAGCTTGACTGACCTGCCGTGGCTGCCGCAGCAGGATGCCGAGCACACGGTGCCGATCGCCGGGTCAACCGACCTGCTCGGCTCCCAGGTTGACTACCTGCTCCGGCGCAACCGGGCAGACAACCTGGTGCCGCCCGCGTCCGGCGTGTGGCGGTGCGCGCCGCAGCCGGTCCCGAACGCCGTGGCAAGCCTGTACCTGGACCTGCGGACCTCGGACGGCAGCGCTCAAGTTATCGACCGGCTGTACCTTGACCCGGTCACGTCCGGGGTTTCGTGCAACCTGTACTACACCGACGCCACGGTGGTGCCCGAGCGGTTCGAGCCGTGCGACACCCCTCTGACCTCGCCTCTTGTCCGGGCAAGTACGGACACCCCGGCCGTTGACAGCGAGGGCGTGCTGTTTGACTCGGTCAACTCCTACCTGGACGTGGACAACCGGGCGCTCCAGTTCGACCCGGCTCAGCCTTTCCTGCTGGGCATGGTGGTCTACCCCCAGTTCACCTCTGGCGACACCGGAAAGTTCACCGTCCTGGACACCCCGGCCCTGACCGTCTGGATCGAGTCCGGGTCGGTCAAGGTCCGCCTGGGCGACCGCACGGTGGAGATGGACTCAGTCACGTTCGGGGTCAACGAGCGCATCCCGCTGGCAGTTGCCTACGACGGGTCGACCTTGACTGTGCGCACCCCGTGGCTGACCCGGATCCAGGAGGCAGCCCACGTCGTTGACCAGGCGCCCCCGACCGTGGTTCGGCTCGGCGGCCCGCTGTCCGGTCCGGGCGGCTCGATCCGGCTGCGCAACCTCTTCCTCGCGCTCGGCCGGGCCGCCGACGTCGACACCGTCGAGGCGTACTGGGACGACCCGGCCTCCTACGCCCTCGGCCCCGGCTACGGGAAGGACGCCCTCGCGCACACCAGCGCCAGTGCGATCCTGCGCATGGACCCCAGCCTGATCACGGCCGGGGAGGACTCGGTGTGCCCGTGGGGGCTGATCGGCGGGCCGCCGGTCGCCCTGGACGACCTGGTGTGGACGCCGGTCCCCGGGGACTTCGTCCTGCGCAAGGGGCTGATGAAGTTCCGGCCGATCAAGGCCCGGCACCTCAAGATGGAGTTCACCAACCTGCAGCCGATGGTGCTCACGCCATCCCAGGCCAGCCCTCTGGTGGAGACCAGGCTGTTCCCGGCCGACACCGGGCAGGGCTCCAGCATCGTCGCCTCCGGCACGCAGGTCTCCGGTGCAGCCCCGGCGGGCGCCCGGGTCGCCACCGAGCAGGGCGCGGTCTACCAGTACGTGGACGCCAACCGGATCGTGTCCTCCACGGCCAACAGCAGCCCGTACCTGGCCACGGAGGCCCTGTACGCGCCGGACCCGCTCGCGGCCCAGCAGCTGCGCCGCTCCGGGCAGCGGTTCCCGTACATGCCGCTGCCGGGCACTCAGGCGCCGCGCTTCACCAGCACGGGCGTGCACCGCTACCACGTGGTGCAGATGGCCATGGACACGAAGGTGGGTTACACCGTGGCGATCAGCCAGGTGCTGGCCTACCTGGCCGACCCGGTCGCGCAGCGGGACACCGAGCAGTACGTCGAGCTGTTCCATGACACGGCCTACCTGTCCGGCTACGACGCGTCCCAGCAGGGTGGCTGGAAGCACACCGGCACTGCGATGGTCACCACCGAGCAGCCGCCGTCCGACGGTGCGCAGACGGTCTCCAAGACGTTCGTGTCCAAGCGGCGCGTGCTGGCGGTGCAGTTCGCCGCGCAGACGTCCCAGCCTCAGCAGCTGGTCGCCGACCCGGACTTCGACGACCCGAGCCTGCACTTCTGGCGGCCGGTCGGCGACGCCACGGCGGAGTCCTCGAACGAGTTCGCCTCCACGATCGGCCGCATGGCCAGGGTCGCTCGCGGCCACTCGGCGTCCTCCTGGGGCTCGCTGGAGTCCCGCTTCGCGACCTGGGGTGACATCGAGGACTCCGACCCGCTGCCGAACCGGCCGCTGTGGTGGGAGATCGAGAACGCCACCTCTGAGGCCGACTTCGGCGGCATCGAGTCGCTGCGGCCGGTGACCCCGGCGCCGCGCGGCCGTCTGTATGCGGCGGCACGCGTCTACACCGACGGCCCGCTGGCCGCGCCGCTACTGCTGCAGCTGGTCAACGGCGACGGCCGGATCATCGCGTCGGCCTCGCACAGCTTCGACTCGGCGCAGATCGGCGAGTGGTACGTGGGTGCCACCGTCGACACCAGCCCGCCCAACCCGCTCACCTGGGACGCCGTGTCGGTCCATGGCACCCGTAAGTGGTCGGAGATGGAGACCCTCGGCATGTGGGGCGACGTCGCCCAGGACTGGGACGTGGACGACGTCCACGACGTCCGCGTCCGGGTCATCCAGGAGGGCAGCGCGGGCACCGGCGTGTGGCACGTCGACTCGCTGGCGGTCTTCAACGACCCGATCATCTGGGAGATCTCCCGCGACGGCGGCGTGAACTGGTACGAGATGATCGACATCAAGAACAACCCGCGCGGCGTCTTCCAGTTCCCGGACCTGCCCAACACCGACCGCTCCGGCGGCACGCAGCTGCGCTGGAGGGCCACCGGCTACGCCTCCAACCTGTCGCTGTCCTCGGTCATCCTGCGGCCCTGGTACGCCACGCTGAGCGGCGCGGTGCCCTACCAGGACACCCTGCAGGCCGCCGGGGCCGCCAGCTCCCTGGCCGACTACTACCCGCCGGTGGACTCCGACCCGCTGTTCCAGGGCTGGACCAGCCCCATCCCCGAGGACTGGTGGCTCGCGTTCCGCCAGTGGATGCAGCAGAACGCCCCGAAGACCGACCCGCTGCCCACGATCACCCTGCCCGACGCGGTGGCCGAGGGCACCAACGAGGGCGCTCCGCCCGCGCTGGCTCGCCACATCCTCACCGACGCCTTCGTCCTCAACCGCTAAGGAGCCGACGTGCGCGCGCACTTCAACCGCGCCCTGCTCGATCTGCAGGGCAACCAGGTGCCCACCGCCACGGTGCGGCTCCTGGTCCCCGGCACCACGACCTTCTACGGCCAGACCATCTACGCCCAGGCCACCGGCGGCACGACCTACACCAACCCGTGGACGGTCACGACCGGCGAGGTGGACTTCTACCTCGACGCCCCGGACCGCGTGCGCATCGGCGTCCAGGTCGGTGCGGACCCGGAGGAGTTCTGGGACAACGTCGATGTGACCGCCGTCAACTCCGACTCCACCCACCCCGGCTCCGGAGCCCAGTCCCTCCAGATCGGTGTCGGCGCGAGCGCCACCGGCGTGCACGCCACCGCCCTCGGCCAGGGCACCCAGGCCATCGCCGACTCCACCGTGGCCCTGGGCGAGCAGGCGACGGCCTCCGACATCGGCGCCCTGGCCGCAGGCTCCCAGTCGGACGCCACGGCGCCCGGGGCCGTGGCCGTCGGGCAGTCGGCGCTGGCTCAGGGCTCCCAGTCCACGGCCCTCGGCGACGCGGCGCGGGCGATGTTCAACCGCTCTGTCGCGATCGGAGCGGGCGCCCAGACCGACCGGCCCCACCAGGTCGTCATCGGTACGGCGGCCGACACCGCCTTCTTCCCTGGCGGGATCGCGCTGCAGAGCCCCAACGGCAGCACCTTCATGCTCGGCGTCACGAACGAGGGGCTGCTGTACACCCAGAAGCTGCCGACCTACGTGCCGCCGCCGGAGCCGGACGAGGGCACGGGTGAAAGCTCGGGCGATGGCGGGGACCCGCTGCCGGGTGACCCCGGCGGAGGCTGACGCCGGTTGCTGTGCCACGCCTCCCTGGTGACCGAAGGGGTGACGAGGGAGGCGAAGTGGCGCGAGCACACGTGATGCGGCCGATCACCGGCGAGACAGGCGACCTGCTGTACGGCGCGCAGGTCACCGTGCGTGAGTCCGGGCAGTCGGTGAAGGTGGCCCAGCCGCTGTACGCGGGGCCCACCGGCAACGATCAGCTGACGAATCCGTTCGTCACCGCCAACGGCGTGATCGACTTCTGGATGGACGAGCCGCAGCGTGTGTCGGTCCTGGTCCAGAAGGACGGCTTCTCCGACATCCTGGTCTACCTCGACGGGCCGCCGCCGCCGGAGGAAACCGCCCGCACCGACAGCCCGCTGCTCATCGTCGGCGAGCAGGTGCCCGGCAACGTGCTGCTGGCCGGTGACACCCCGGGCCAGGCCGTGTGGGGGCCGGTCCCGGCCAACTCCGGCGTCACGCCGAGGGTCACCGTCATCCACGAGGACTTCGCACTCGCCCGTGACCCGGCAGGCTGGTCGTTCACGCAGGCCGCGACCAGCACCCGCGACTACCCGGCCGAGGCGCCCACCGACTGGGGTCTCACCCGGTCCCTGCACGCCAGGCACACCGGCAACGCGGCCGACCTCGTCGCCCTCGCGCCGGGCTTCACCCTCGCCGAGGCGGGCTTCGTCTCGCTGTGGGTACGGCCGAGCCTGGCCACCGGTGAAAGCGTCATCATCGCGGCCACCACGCAGGGCGGCACGAAGACCGTGCTGGAGACGATCACCCAGACCCGGCCGTGGGGCTTCTACCGCTACCCGCTGGCCGCTGGCACCTACCAGTCCGTCTCCGTCGAGTTCAAGGGCGCGGCCACCTTCGTCGCGGGCACCGGCCATGAGGCATGGATGACCGGCCTGCAGATCATGTACGGCGGCACGGTCCCCGCGCACACCCACTCCGGGTCCGGCACCGGGTCGATAGCACTGGGTGCGAACGCGACCTCCTCAGGCCTGAACTCCATCGCCGTCGGCACCTGGGCACAGGCGTGGTACGCCAACGCCACGGCCTTTGGTAATGGCTCGAACGCCACGGCCGTAGACACCGTTGCGGTGGGCCCCACTGCCAAGGCGGTCTCTCAGAACGCGGTCGCCGTGGGCGCGCGCGCCACCGGGTCGCTGGCCAGCACTGGCTGGACGGCCGTCGGCGCGGACGCTTACGTCGACTCCACCGACGGCACGGCGATCGGCCGCCAGGCCAAGGCGTACGGCTCCGCCGGTAGCGCCATCGGTACCACCGCCTACGTCGGCCCCGGCGCCACCAACGCCGTGGCGATCGGCAAGAACGCCCAGGCCCTGGCTCCCGCCGCGCTGGCCCTGGGCGCCAACACCGTCGTGGCCGCCACCCACAACGGCTCCTCGGCCATCGGCGACGCCTCCAAGACCAGCGCGGCCCAGCAGACCACGTTCGGCAACCCCGACTACCCGTTCAACGCAGTCGTCATCGTGAACAAGCTGTACGCCCTCACGACGGTCAACATCGGCACGGACGCCACCAGTCGGCTGGGCTTCTTCGGCGCGGAGGGCACCGTCAAGCCGACCGTGACCGGCTCCGACGGCGGCAACCTCGCGCTGCGCAACCTGATCTCCGCGCTGGCCGGACTGGGCCTGCTGACCAACAACACCACGCCCTGAGGGAGACATGGCAGCCAACTCCGTAACCGGCCAGGTCGCCGCCGGGACCATCGACGGCTTCCTCCGCGACGACAAGGGCGACGGCACCCTCGGGCTGCCGGACTACTCCCTCGTGCCCTACACGTACTCGCAGATGCTCGGCGAGGAAGTCTCCGCGCCCCTGTGGTTCATCGACCAGTACCGCTTCGCGCGGTTCGCCGGGTTCAAGGGCAGCCCGGACGGATACGGAGTCCTGCGGGACACCGGCGGCGTACGGGGCTCGGCCAGCATCTCCGTCATCCCGCAGAGCACCGGCACCCTCACGGCCAGCCCGGACGGCACCCGGGCCCCCGACTACACCTGGGGGCCGCGTGACTTCGCCTTCGCGGTCCGCCACCCGGGCACCATCTGGCAGAGCACCAGCGCTGCTCGTACGTACGTGGCGCTGACCCAGGGCAACAACTCCATCGGCGTCCGCCAGACCATCCCGGGCTCCGGCAACGCGGTCGGTCCATGGGACGCCGAGAAGGCCGACTCGGCCGCGATCACGCTGCCCACCGCGATCAAGCCGTGGGACGGCAACCCCCACTCGTACACGCTGTCCACCTTCGGCCAGAACGTCTTCTGCCTGATCGACAACTGCATCGGCTTCCCGTTCCGCGCGCCGCGCGCCTACAAGCGCAACGCCGACGGCACCACCAACACCGCCGTGTTCTCCGACATGTCGGCCTCCGGCAGCTTCATGGGCGCCGACTACCGGGGCACCGACACCGCGCTGTACCAGTGGGACGCGCTGCAGCCCGCCAGCGGAGATTTTTTCTACTACGACATGGGCCCCACCGCCGTGCAGCCCCCGCCGTCAAACAGCAACGGACTGACGGTGACGGCGTCCGGCGAAGCATGGAACGTCAACGGCGTCGCCACGGCCAGCAAGGACGGCGTGCTGCTCGCCGCCAACGCGACGGCTTCGTTCAACGTGGACTGGCAGTACGGGGTGCTGACGACCCGCTGGGGCACCGCGACGGCCGAGGGCGGCCTGGTGTGGCGAAAGGTAGATGCAAACAACTACTACCAGATGACCTCGACCGGCCTGTACTCGTGCATCAACGGCACCCTGTCGAAGTTCTTCACCTTCACCACGCCGATCGTGGCCGGTGACCACGTCGCGGTGAGGAACTGGCCCGGCCAGATCCGGGTGTACGTCAACGGCGTCTCCCAGACCTTCCTCCTGGTCACCACGCTGGCAGGCGGCAAGGGCGTCGGCTTCCGCAGCCCGTCCACCGGCACCTCGCAGTGGCGCTACATCCACTTCCAGCCGCTGGTGTCCGACCCCACCATGCCGACTTCCTGAGGAGCCTTCGTGGACCGCTGCCACCTGTACCTGCCGCTGGTCGACTCCTCCGGCGCGCCGTACCCGTACGCCGAGGTGACGCTGCTCGACCTGGACACCGGCAATCCGATCGACGAGCCGGTGTACCTGGACCCGTACGGCGGCGCTCCCCAGGAGTGGCCCATCCTGGTCGACTCGGCCGTCATCAACTTGTGGACGGACAACCCGCTGCGGGTGACCGTGCAGGCGCTGCTGCCCGGCGGCGCGACCTTCACCCGCTCCGGCGTCGACATCGTCCCGGCCCCGGCCGCCACCGTCCGCAGCGATGAGCCGGTACACATCGGCTCGGCCGACAACCTGTCCAGCGAGGCCATGCTGGCCGTCTCCCCGGACGGCTCGGCCGTCTGGCAGGTGCTGGACGTCCTGCGCTTCCACGAGCACGAGGGCGACGCGCCCCATTCCACGGTGCTGGGCAGCCCCGACCTCACCGACATCTACCCGGGCCAGACCTGGTTCGGCCATACGCCCACCGGTGCGCAGGGCAAGGACACGGCGGTCATCGGGTCCGATGCCCACCCGGGCGGCGATGGCGCGGTCATCCTCGGCCGGGCGACCGCTGGGCCCAACGCGGTCGCTGCCGGTGCCACGGCCAATGCCACCGACTCCAGCGTCGCCCTCGGCGCCGCCACCAACACCGGCCAGCCGAACCAGGTAGCCCTCGGCCGTGCCGCCTCGCCAGCCGCTGCACCGGACGGTGCCGTGGTGGTCGGCTCTGGTGTGACGGCACCGGCCGCCAACACCATCACCGTCGGCTCCAGCGCCCAGATCACCTCCGACGGCAAAGTCATCGTCGGCCAGGGCACGCTGCCTGACCTGAGCTGGCTGAACTGGAGCGTCGCCGTCCTGGGCAATGCGGTGATGTCCCGGTTCTTCGCCGCCCGCCAGGACGCGGTCCTCGGCGGCCCCGCCAGCCCCATCGGCGTGTTCGGTGCGGCCGGAAGCACCCAGCCCCTGGTGAGCAGCAGCGGCGTCATCACGTCCACGCCAGGCCGGACAGCGCTGCTGTCCCTGCTGTCCGCCCTCGATCAGCTGGGGCTCGTGTACCTCACCGACGGCGCGATCGACGACGAGCTGGCCGACTGGACGAAGTCGTACGCCCACGACCCCAACCTGGTCCTGGAGACCGGCGACTCCGACGGCTCGAAGGCGGGCGACCTCAACCGGGCCAAGCGGAACGGCGCCGGAACGGGCTGGGTCACCTACCAGCAGAGGACCGGCATCCGCGACTTCCGCGCCCACGTCTTCTCCTGGCAGCTGAGCGGACCGGACCCGGCCACCCTCGCCACCGAGGTCGTCGCCCAGGTCTCACCGGACAACGCGACCTGGACCACCATCCCGCTGGCCTGGCAAACGATGACCGCGACCACGGCCTCCTGGTACCAAACCTGGCTGGCCAACGCACGCCCGCTGCCGAGCGGGACGAAGTACCTGCGCCTGACCCTGCAGGTCAACTCGGCTGTCTTCACGCCACAGCTCGGACGAGTCCTCGTCCGCTCGCGGAACGACCCCCTGACCGGCTTCGGCAGCGGCGCCTACGGCTCAGGCAAGTTTGGAGGCCAGTAATGGTTAACACCGTCGCCACCGGCACCCTCAACTGGGACGTGCCGCTCAACGCAGCGCTCACCGATCTGCAGACTCAGATCACCAGCAAGCGGCTGGACCAGCTGGTCGCCCCTACCGCTCCCGTCGCCCTGAACGGCCAGAAGATCACCAACCTGGCCAACGGGACTGCGGCGAACGACGCTGCCGCGTTCGGCCAGATACCGGTCGCCGGTACCGCCGCCGGTACCTACGCAGCGGGCAACGACTCCCGCATCACGGGGGCCCTGCCTGCGAGCGGCGGCACCATGTCGGGCACCTTCTCCGGGAACCCGACGTTCTCGGGCACGCCCGCCTTCTCCCAGTCGGTCCGTGTCGGCACCGCCTCGACGCTCGGGGACAACGGCGTCGGCGAGATCCAGCTGGCCGACGCCACGACCGTCCCCACCACCAATCCCTCCGGCGGATCGGTGATCTACAGCCAATCGGCAGCGGGCGTGCCGATCCGGATGCGGGACATCTCCGGCAACGTGCGCGGCCTGGTGCCCGCGCGCGCTCTCTCTGCGGCGGCCGAGACGAACAGCACCGTCACGCAGCAGGCGTCGGCCTCGCTCACGATCCCCGTGGAAGCCGGGGCCACGTACCAGATGACCGCGTTCCTGGTCGTCCAGTCTCCGTCCGGCGTGAGCTTCGTCCACTCCTTCACCGGCCCGTCCGGCGCCACCATGGTCTGGGGCGACAACACGGCCACCTACGTCGCCTCCATCACCGCCACCGACAGCTGGTCCGGCTCCGGCGCGAACAAGGCGGTCTCCCTGCACGGAACGCTGATCACCGCCGCCACCGCCGGGAACCTCGTGGTCACCTTCGCCAGCGGCACCGCCGCTCAGACCGCCACTCTCGGATCGGGCAGCTGGCTCCGACTCGACCGGATCAAGTAACTCGTCAACGGAAAAATGGATTTGCGTTTTTCTCGACGCATCACCAGATAAATAAATCTCCAAATCCATCTCTAGCCCCCTGGCACCTACCGTGACCTGCATGGACGCCCCGCCCGTCTTCCACAGCCCGCACGGCCTCTACCCGTGCCAGCAAGAAGGCACCGCGTTCGCCTACGCCCGGCGCTCCGGCCTGCTCGTGGCCGACACCGGCATCGGCAAGTCCGTCATCGCCATGGCGCTCGCCGCGCTCCTCAAGCAGGACGGCGCCGAGGACCTCGTCCTGCTCGTGTGCAAGCAGAACAAGCTCACCGAGTGGCACGAGGATTTCGGCGCCTTCACCACGCTGACGGCCGCCGTCCACCACGGCCCCGGCCGGATGAAGGCGCTGCAGCGCGGCCTGCCCCGCGTCGTGATCAGCACCTACGAGACGCTCCGCGCCGACCTGGCGCGCTTCTCCATTCCCCAGGGGAAGCGGACCCGGGTCCCCGAGCCGGGGCCCGTCCTGCAGGCCCTGCTGGCCGCCCAGGCCGACGGCCGCCGCGTCCTCGTGGTCTACGACGAGATGTCCGACAAGCTGCGCAACCGCTCCAGCCAGCTCTACAAGGCCCACGGCTACGCCCTCACCCAGCTGCGCCGGTGCCAGAAGGACCTGCGCGTCGTCGGCCTGACGGCCACTCCGATCAGCCGGTCCTACGAGGACGGCTTCAACCTGCTCCGGCTCCTCGTCCCAGCCGCCATGCCGACGGTGAAGGTGTTCGAGGACGCGGTGATCAAGAGCCGGGACGACTACGGCCGCCCGCGCTACTCCGACGACGGCGTCGAGCAGTTCGTCGCCCTGGCCCGGCCGCACATCTGGCGCAAGCGCAAGACGGACCCGGACGTCCGCGACCTGTTCCCCCGGCGGATCGAGGAGTTCCGCACGCTGCAGATGGGCCGGGAGCAGGGGCGGCTCTACGACGAGGTGGCGTCCCTGCAGGTCGACCCCCAGCAGCCCGTCCCCGGCCTGCACGCGGCCCTGAGACAGATCGCCGCGCACCCGATGGCCCTCGCCCACTCGGCCGCCGCCGGAACGTCTCAGCTGGCCATGGAGCTGGTCCGGGCGTATGGGGTGGAGTACCTGCGGTCGCTGCCGTCGAGGAAGACCGAGGAGCTTGTCGAGTACCTGTCATCCATTGTCCACGGGCAGGGCGACAAGGCCGTGGTCTTCTCCCAGTTCGGGCCGTCCGCCCTGCCGCTGCTCGCCGAGGCCCTGCGCAAGGAGGGCATCCGCAGCTACCTCTACACCGGCTCCATGGCCGGTGCCGACCGCGAGCAGGCCCGCACCGGCTTCCGTGCCGACCCCGAGCCCTGCGTCTTCCTGACCAGCGACGCGGGCAAGGACGGCATCAACCTTCCCGAGGCCACCTACCTGGTCGAGTACGAGTCGGCGCTGACCTACGAGACCCGCACCCAGCGCCTCGGCCGGATCGACCGGATCACCTCGCAGGCGGCCTCGATCACCTGCACCACGTTCGTCCTGCAGGGCACCGTGGAGGAGGGGATCGTGGAGTCCATGCTGGCTCGCAACGAGATGGCCGACCGGTTCCTGGGCGACACCGGCGCGGAAGGCCACGTGGGGGCCGTACAGCGGCGCCGGAGCTACCTGGTGGCGTAGCAGCAGGGGCCCTCTGGATGACCTCCCGAGGGCCCCTGCTGTGTTGGCACCTCCGGGCTGGTGGAGGGCCGCTCAGGGGGCAGGTACCCAGTTTCTCAGCAACGACACACTCCCCGGGGGGCGCAGCCTGGGGGGTCATATCGAATGTGTCAAAGCTGAGAAACCCCAGATCAGAGACCTGTCTTTGGGATCTGGGTAGTCGGCGGTGATGGCTTGGGTGGCCTCGTGGACGTCAGCGGAGCGCTGGAATCCCACATAGACAGCCCAGCCTCGTCCGTACCGGCCGACTTCAGCGCACAGGCCGTACTGATCACGGGTGAGACCCCGGTACTTGAGGTTCTGGCGTATGTCTGGAAGGACTGCGGTGGCGTCGTCATAGGACAGGCACCGAGTGGCGGCGATCGGTCTCTGCATGGGGGCACACTAAGCAGACCGGAAACAGGCTGGCAAGACCACGCATGCCATCTGATCAGCGAATATGCGGCTACATGAAGGTTTGCTGGGCAGTCAGGCGGCGCAGGCGAGGGCGTTGCGGCGGACCAGCTCGTCGTAGTCCAGGTCCTCAACGAGCAGCAGGTACCGGCCATCTGACGCCACGACGAAGTCCTCGATGACCTCGCCGGTCACCCGGTCGATGACCTCGCTGCCCCACCTGCACCGCCGGTCGACCTCGTCACCCCGTACGGGAACCACGTCGGGCATCCGGCGCTCGCGCATACGGGGGACGACCATGCCGTGCCACACCGCACGCTGGTCCTTGTGGGCCTGCTGACGGCGCCAGGCGGTCCCGTACGTGCCGACCTCGGCCGCCACGGTGTCCCAGCCCTCCCAGGCCCCTGCGAGGGCCTCAGCGGCCGTCTCAGTGAGCGCCCACAGGCCGTCCTGGCGCTCGACCAGACCGTGCTCGGTCAGCACCTTGAGCTTGCGGTAGACGGTCGCGGAGCTGGCCATGGCGGTCTGGGTCAGCTCCGCGACGGACTGGGGATCCCGCAGGTGAAGGGCGGCCAGGATCTTCAGGGAAGAGGCTCCAAGGCCCCGGTGGGCGAAGGCGTCCAGGCTCATCAGGCGCTCGATGACGGCACCGTCCAGCTCACCGTTTCTCACCATCGATACATTCGACTGTGCCCCCCCAGGCTGCGCCCCCCGGGGAGTGTGTCGTTGCTGAGAACCGTCCTTCAGGTACCAGGTCGATCCCTTGTCAGCGGTACCCACCTCGACCAGCTTCAGCCAGCCCCCGGAGACCAGGCGCTTGGAGGCCCGGTACGCGGTGTTGGCGGTGCACCCGGCGCCCTCTGCGGCCTCACGGTGGGCCAGGGTGTACATCCGGCCACCGGCCTTCTTCGCGGCGTGCCAGTGGGCCATCAGAACGCGGAGATCGGTTGAACCGGACGTGCCCCGCCAGCAGTTGGCGGAGGCGATGGTGTCCCGCAGCGCGACCAGTTCGATCACGGCGTCCTCGCGGGAGCCGACGACGCTGGTGAAGCTGACGTGGTGGCGGGCCCGCTCCCAGATCTTGTCCAGGTACCGCTCGGCCGACGGCTGGCTCATCTCGCGCACGAAGCCGCCGGGACGCGAAGGCCAGTCGATCATGGCCTCGGCGAACTGGTCGCTGGTCCAGCCGCTGCGGACGGCACCGGCGGCGGCGGCCGACATGACGGCGTGCCGGTGCTGGGACTTGGCCCTCTTGGACGAGGTGGAGTCCGTCGTTCCGTAGCGCAGTCCGACGTCACCCTGGTCCATCAGGGCCGTCATGCGCGGGGAGAGTGCGGGGAACCGGCGGAGCCAGTGCTGAGGGTGAAGATCAAGTGGAGACGCGCCGACGGAGGCGGCGGTTCCCCTAATTTTGGCGAGTTTTTCGCCCTGGCTGGCGTGCGGCACGGGTGCGTGGCCCGTAAACTGGCGTGGCACGGCGGGAGGTGCCCTCTCTATTGGCATTGGGGACAAGGGCCCGACCACCGTGGAGGCGATGGTCTGACCGACTAGGTCGCGTCGTCTGAGGGACTGGTAATCCCTTGTGGGAAGCGCACTCTTGGCGGAGAGGCTCCCACCGGCCTTCGGGCCGCTAAGCGAAGAGGGGCGTCACGGAGATGGAGGTCTCCGGGCGCCCCTCCAGCATTTCCTGAGGAAGTCCGTGCATCGTCAGCCCCCTTGGCGGGTTCGGGCACGCCTGTGCCCGGGGGTGGTCTGTGGTGGTGGCTCCAGGCTGGCGGGCCCGGTCGTCCGGAAGACATTGAACATCATCGAGGGCAGAAATGGACAGCCGCCCCCTGAACGGATTGCAGGCGCGGGCCTGCAGCGGCGTGTCATGGCCTCGGGTCGTGTACACCGAGGGCTGTTCTTGGGTAGGCTGGCTCATGCCAGCAACCTCCATGGTCGTAGCGATCTTGTTCGGATATCAGGTTGTTGGCCCCACCGACAGAAGATGACCGGCCAAGGTCTCTGTCGGACGGCCGCTGAGGGATGGGGATCCCGACGACGCGGCCGTTGGTGTTTCTGGAGCCAGGTGAAGCGGACGCGACCCTCGGTGGGCGGTACCGACGATGGTCGCGTGGTCACCCTAGTACTTCTGTGGTGTCAGATGCACGGACCCTGCGCATGAAACCTGCAGGCGCGCCCCGCTGACCCCCTGTCGGGAAATCCGCCGGAGCAAAAACGCGACTCCGCCCGGGGCCGCTGTGTAGCGTCGCGCTCACGCCAGGACCTTCCTGCTCACCGCCATGAGCAGCATCACCACCTTCAAGGGGCCCTCCATGCCGTCCGCTCCGCCTGCGACCTTTTTGTCCCTGCAAGAGCTGTTCGCGAAGCACCTCCCGGGTTACCGCCGCCGCCCGCAGCAGGAGCACTTGGCGCAGGCCACCGAGCTGACGCTGACCCAGGACCTCACTGAGCACGACCCCATGCACCTGGTCGCCGAGGCGGGCACCGGCACCGGCAAGTCCTACGCCGCCCTCGTCGCCGCGATCCTCGCCAGTCGCGCCGGGGGTCCGGATGTGCCCCGCAAGAGGTTCGTCGTCGCCACCGCGACCAACGCCCTCCTGAGTCAGTACACAAAGAAAGATCTCCCCTGGCTGGAGGAGGTCCTGGCCGAGGTCGGCATCGACTTCACCTGGGCTCCGCTCAAGGGCATCGGGAACTTCATCTGCCTGGCCAAGATGGCCGACACCCCCGCGATCGAGAACCTGCAGGCGCTGCGCGAGGAGATCGCGCCGGACGAGAACGGCCAGCTCTCCCACACCGGCGACCGCGACGACGTCACCACGCCAGTCGATCAGCGCCGCGAGTGGCCGCTGGTGTCCGCCTCCAGCGACGAGTGCCCCGGTCGCTCGAAGTGCGGCTTCGCCGAGCAGTGCTTCGGCCTGCGGCACAAGGACGCCGCCATGGGCGCCGACATCGTCGCGACCAACCTGGCCGTCCTGCTCACCGACACCAAGATCGCCCGGGAGACCGCCGGAGACGACGGCGAAGGCCCCCGGATCCACGCCCTCCTCGGTGACTACGACGGCCTGATCATCGACGAGGCCCACGAGCTGGAGGACCAGGCCACCAACCACCTCGGTTTCGACATCAAGCAGGGTGGCCTGCTCAAGTGGGCCGACCAGGCCATGAGTTTCCTCGCCGTCCACGAGGACGTGGACGAGCAGCGCGTCGGGAAGAGCTACGACGCCCACCAGGACGTCATCACCGCCATTGACGCGCTGACCCAGCCGATCGCCGACCAGCTGGCGCACGACCAGACCGGCGCCATCGACGCTGAGTTCATCGGCGACCACGCCGACCGGTTCGTGGCGCTGTGGATGGCGCTCGAAGTGCTGCGGCAGCGCGTCGTCAAGCGGAAGATCGCCGACTCCTCCGACCAGGAGAAGGAGGAGGCGATCCGCAATCGGATCATCACCGTCGGCCGCAACTTCCTGGCCAACATCAAGGCCGTCATGCTCGCTGACCCCAACGAGATGGTCCGCTGGGCCGAGATGTACGGCAACGAGCGCATGACCGTCGGCAAGCGCTGGATGATCAAGGCCGCGCCCATCGGCGTCGGCTCCTACCTCCGCGAGGAGCTGTGGAGCCGCTACCCGGCCGTCCTGATGTCGGCCACCCTCAGCGCGGGCACCGGAGCGCACCGCTTCGACTACATCGCCCGCCGCCTCGGCCTGAAGGACACCGCCGCCACCCTCGACGTCGGCAGCCCCTTCGACTACCGCCACCAGGCCCTCACCTTCCACCCGGCCGCCGATGTTCCGGTCCCCGCAGGAGACACGCGGGGGGAGTGGGAGAGCTGGGTGTCGGCCGCCACCCTCGAACTCGTCCGGGCCGCCGGGGGAGGGGCTCTGCTCCTCTACACCTCCCGCAAGGCCATGACCGAGGCCTACAACGTCATCGGCGGCCAGCTGCGCGCCGACGGCTACGCCACCTTCGTCCAGGGCGGCGACATGAGCGTCAAGGAGATGGCCGAACGCTTCCGCGCCGACGAGCACTCCGTCCTGTTCGGCCTGCGCTCCTTCATGACCGGCATGGACTTCCCCGGCAACACCTGCCGCCTCGTCGTCGTCGACAAGCTCCCCTTCGCCGTCCCCAGCGACCCCATCCACAAGGCCCGCAGCGAGGCCATCGAGCGCCAGGGCGGCAACGCCTTCGCCGACCTGGTTGTGCCGTCCATGACCCTCACGCTCCTGCAGGCGTACGGCCGCCTCATCCGCAGCGTGGGCGACTCCGGCGTCGTCGCGATCATGGACCCGCGTCTGGCCAGCAAGCCCTACGGCCGAAAGATCGTCAAGGCCCTCCCTCCCGCTCCAGTCACCACGGCACTGGCCGACATCGTCGCCTTCTACCAGGGTTTCACCAGCGAGCTGCCCGCCGCCGCTTGAGAATCCGGATTTCCGCTTTTCTTGTCACCCACCCCCTCCAGGGGGTATGGTGAAACCACGTTCTCCGCCAAGAGCGAATAACCTCACACGCACAGGAGCAATAACGTGACTTCCGCCTCCGCCACGGAATCCACCAGCACCGAACTCGTTCCCTCCCTCCCGTTCGACTTCGACAAGCTCGGCGTCGAGCTGAAGAACGACCCCAGCCTCAACCTCTCCGACGTCCTGGCCAGGCTGGCCACCATCCAGCCCATCGACCCCGACAAGCCGGTGAAGACCGCCTCCGTCGTCGAGCTGGTCACCGGCGAACTCATGCTGGCCATCGAGGAGATCCCCAAGGTCTTCGGGAAGGTCAAGCCCCCCGCCAGCCGCCGACTCCTCAACAACACCGAGCTGGCCAAGCTGCGCATCGAGAAGATCCAGATCGACACCGCGATGAAGGCGCTGACGGCACGCAAGAACGAGATCCACACCATGGTCTCGGTCCACTTCGACGTCGTCGCCGAAGAGCACAAGAAGATCGACCCCGAAAAGACCCCGAAGAGCGCCAAGGGCCACTACCTGATCGCCTCACCCGGAAACCCGGAGCGCGCCGACATCAAGGACGGCCTGAAGCACTTCACCCGCGAAAAGGCCAAGGATACCGTCGAGTGGAGCATGGACGCCCTGCTCGACCTCCTGGAAAGCGGCAAGATCACCCGCGCCGAATTCCGCGCGATCACCAGCACCCAGCACGTCATCGACCTCGACAAGATCAAGCGCGTGCTCACCCTCAAGAACAAGATGGCCCGCTACCAGGAGATCGTCAGCAAGATCAGCACGGTGAAGCACGGCACGCTGAGCATCAACCTGCGCTAGGCACCCCGCAATCTTTACGACACCATTACAGCCCCCGCCGCCTCCGCCCCTGACCCGGGCGGAGGCTCGCGGCATGTGGAAGGACGAATATGCCTCCCCTGACCATGGAGCCCATCATCGTCGAGCCCGAAGACCTCACGGCCCGGGTCTCTGATCCCAAGCGCGGCCGGTACATCCTGTACGACACTGACTTTCCCGTGGAGACCGACCCGAAGTACGCGGTCGCCCCCGGCACCCCGCCGCTGGCCGTCCCGCACTTCGGCGTCGGCGAGGTCGCCTGCTTCGCGTTCGCCGGACAGCTCGACTGGCTCAAGCGCCAGCTCAAGGGCAAGCCCTACAGGCTCGCCACCGGCGACACGAAGACCTGGCCCCTCCTCCTGAACGGCGAGCCCCTGGAGTTCCGCAGCGTCACCCGAGGGGGCGCCACGGTGCCCAAGCGGTACACGCTGCCCGACGTCGAACGCCTCGCCTGCGCCCTGTACGAGCGCGGCGACATCGACGGCCACGAACTTCAGCGCGTGTGCCAGATCCTCCTCGCCATCGCCCGCCAGTACTGGGCCCGGACCAAGAAGCGCGAGGGATGATGCGCCCCACCCTGCTCATCGACGGCAACAACATCCTGATACGCGCCGTCGAGGCCACCCGCCGCTCCGCCATGCACAGCGACGACGGCACCGACACCAGCGCCCTGGTCGTCTTCATCAAGACCATCTCCCGCTACATACGCGAGGAGAAGCCCTACCGCGTCATGGTGCTCTGGGACAGCGGACCGGACTGGCGCAAGCAGATCTACCCGAAGTACAAAGCCAACCGGCCCCAGGTCACCGACGAGTACCGCAGCGTCACCCGCAGGCTCGTCCGGCAGTTCCTCTCCCTCGCCCGGGTCCCCTGGACCTATCTGCCAGGGTTCGAGGCCGACGACCTCATCGCCGCGCACTGGCGCTACGCCCACGAGCCGGTCGTCATCCTCTCCAGCGATAAGGACATGCTCCAGCTCGTCGGCGAGACCCCGACCGGCCACCCGTGCACGCAGATCCGCATCTCCAGCTACAACACCCCCACCGACCGCTGGGACGAGGACAAGGTCATCGAGCGCTACGGCTGCACGCCCGCCCAGCGCCCCCTCGTGATGTCCCTGACCGGCGACGCCTCCGACGGCATCCCCGGCGTGAAGGGCATCGGCGACGTCTACGCCCTCAAGCACCTCACGGCCGCCGGATGGGACCTGGGCGCCGTCGAGCACCCGGCCATCATCGAGGCCCGCGAGAAGGGCGAGATCGCGGTCTACCGCCAGCTCGTCGACCTCCGCGACGTCCCGTACGAGATGATCCCCACCGGCCCCGGCCCGTTCATGCCCGTCACCCCCGGCCCGGACGCCGCCTGGCAGGCCCTGTGGGCGTTCCTGAACCGCTACCAGCTGCGCGAGATCGAGCGCCAATTGATGGCCGGAGAACTCTGGTAGAGCAGTTTCTTGCTCTCGACCTGGACCGGCGGTTAGCGTCAAAGCGCCTTCACCGCCAGGAGGCCCTCTTCCACGGCAGACCGCCATCTTGCCGTGCCCAGCCACCGCCAGGTTGGAGACCTCGTGCTCGACTTTTCCGCCCCTGCCTACGGCAAGGCCGCCGTGCCCGCTGCACCGCCGGTGACCATCCGCCCGGCCGCCGCGCCCGGCCCTGTCGCCATGGCAGCCACCGACCTCCTCAACGCCCCCATGGACTGGTCCTGGGAGCAACTGCGCGACTACGTCATGCGTTCGGTCGCCGAGCGCCACGGCCCCCAGCCGCGCCGCGAGGCCCACACGGTCAACTCGATCTTCAAGAGCTTCGCCGCCCGCTGGGGCAACCAGGCCGGGCCCATCGCCCGCTTCGCCTTCGAGCAGCAGGACGGCTACTGGCGGCAGTCGCCTGTCACCGTCACCCGTTTCACCATCGGCAACGACGACTTCTTCGCGGGCCCGATCAGCGAGCGGCTGGCCGATGCCTGAGCCCGCCTGCTGCCCCAACTCCTACGTCCGCCCCATCGACGGCGGCCTGGAGATCGAGGACGGCTCAGAACGCTGCTGCGGCCCCGAAGGCCACGTTCTCCTGAACGTGGAGGAGTGGCACGACGCCATGCACCGCTGGGAGCAAGAGCTGCTCAACACGCACATCCAGCGGTTCAAGATCCTTCAGGCGTACGACCTGGAGGGCACCCCCTGCGCCGACAGCGTCCTCCGCAAGACCTTCTGATCTACCACCGCCCGGCCGCCACTGGGCCTTCATCAAGGACCGCCACCTTGAAACGACCTCCGCCTCCTCCGTCCTGCCAGCCGCTGTCCAACCCGGACTTCGACCGGCTCAAGGCCGTCCGCCCCCGCCTATGGACCAGCCCCAAGGACACCTGCCTGACCTGCCTCAAGCGGGACAGCAACACCTACCGCTGGTACGCCGACGACGCCGCAAACCGCCGCACGGAGGAGGTCGTCACCTACGAGTGCGACTGCCGCGACCAGTGGCTCATGCACCTGTGGTTCCTCAACGCGGGCATCCCAATGAACTACCAGCGCCTGGGCTGGGACGACATCAAGACTGTTCCGCAGCACATCGTTGAACAGGTCATGGGCTACGCCCTCCAGGCGGCCCGCAACATAGCCACCGGACGCAACCTGATCCTCTGGTCCAAGGACCCCGGCACCGGCAAGACGCTTTTCCTCGCTCTGCTGTGCAAGTTCCTCATGGCCAACGGATTTCAGGCCCACTTCTCGCAGTTCAACGACGTCATCGACCTCTTCACCTCCACCTGGCGCGACAAGGACGAGCGCGAGCACTGGACGCGCCGCGTGCGCAACGTGGACGTCCTCGCCATGGACGACATGGGCAAAGAGAACAAGGGCCGGATCGACGTAGTCGAGGACATGGTCGACCGCATCATCCGCGCCCGCGTCTCCGATGCCGCGCCCACGATCATCACCAGTAACCGATCTCCCCAGGAGATCCAGCAGGGCTACGGCGTCTACGCGATGAGCCTGCTCAGCGAGTCCGCCGACTTCATCGAGATCCCCGGCACCGACTACCGGCCGGTGCGACGCGAACTCTCCCGCCAGGAAGCCGAACTCGGCCTGGCCCGACCCATCACGGCGGTATGACATGAGCTTTGACGACGAGCTTTTCGCATCTATCCCCAGGACGGCCAACTCCCGAGGGGGAACGCTTCCGGCGTCCATGGGCCTGCCCGCTGCCTGGGAGGCCACGGCCAACAACCAGGTCACCCGGCACTACACCCCGAAGGCGGGCATGACCGCTGAGAAGGCCGCCGAGCAGGTACGCGTCGTCGACCACAAGGTCCGCACCCTGAGCACCCTCCTGGGTACTTCCAAGACGGCCGTCCTCGAACTGGAGAAGCGCGTCGGCGAGATCGCCGCCGCCATGCGCGGCCCCGAGTCCGAGCTGGCCACCGCGAACCAGGCCCTGATCGACCTGCAGAAGCGCAACGACAACCTCATCAAGCAGTGCCGGATGTGGAAGCAGCGCACCGAGGAAGCCAAGCAGACGGCCGAGCGGTACGAGACCGAGCTGAACAGGGCCCGCCAGCAGGCCGAGACGCCGAACTTCGTCACCTTCATCCGCCAGCGCACCCCGGGCGACTCCGTGCGCCACCTGGCCGGTGAGGTCATGAAGCACGCCGAGGGCAACATGGAGCTGGCCGGGCTCGCCGTGGCGCTGCGCATGGTCGCCGCCGACGTCGACAGCCTCCCGCAGGGCGCCCGGTGACCCTGGCGGCCAAGACTCTCGGGGACCCCCTCTCGCCGAGGGAGGGGGACATCGTCCAGCTCGCGAGCGGGGGGTACAGCGACGCCGAGATCGCTGGCGACCTGGAGATCAGCGTCCACACCGTCCGCGAGTACTGGCGCTACCGCATCCGCCCCTGCCTCGGCGCCGACAACCGCACGCACGCAGTCGCCCTGGCCGTCGCCAAGGGCCTGGCGTTCCCACAGGTGACCGCATGACCATGCACGCAGAGACCGTCCTCTACGCCAGCCTCACCGACGTAGACGCGCTGGAGCAGCTGGCCGACACAGGCCTGGACCCGGCGTGCATCCCGACGACCGGCATGCGCGACGTCGTCGAGTGGACGGTCTCCTACTTCTACCGCTCCGGCCGCACCAAGGCGCCCTCCCGCGAACTCCTGCAGGAGCAGTGGGGACACCGGCTGGAGCAGTGCAACATCGTCCTGCCGGACGAGGACCTCGAAGTCGACGAGGTCTTCGCGGCGATCGAGTACCTGCAGAGCCAGTACGTCCTGGCCGAGTCCCAGCGCCTGCAGCGCGAGGCCGCCGTCGCGATGGCCAACGCCGAGCCGCACGAACGCGTCGAGGCCGTCCACCAGGCCGCCGCCGCCTTCCACGGCCTCTCCATGTCGGTCCGCAACCGGCAGAACGAGGTCGAAGGCGTCCAGGGACTGCGCGACTCCCTCGCCCGCTACGACCAGCGCGCCGCCGCACCGAAGGTCGTCACCGGCATGTCCCTCGGGATGGAGGCCGTCGACAATCACACCCTCGGCGTCCACGGGGGCGAGATCTGCGCCTGGTGCGCCCCGCCCAAGGGTGCCAAGTCGTTCAGCGCCACCCACGTCGCCAACACCGAGTGGCGGCGCGACCGGGAGACCGTCCTCTACACGCTGGAGAACAGCGTGCAGATGACGTACGACCGGCTCGCCTGCCAGATCTGCTGCGTCGACTACCGCGAGTACCAGAAGGGCACGGCCGCCGCTGAGGACGTCGACCGAGTCCGCACCTGGCTCGCCGAGAACGAGCAGGACCTGAAGGACGGCCTGCACGTCCTCTCCCCGGACGACGGCCTGCGCACCCCCGCCGCCCTCATCCGCCAGGCCCAGTCCTACGGGGCGAAGTCGATCATCATCGACCAGCTCTCCCACATCCAGCACCCCAACCCCAACCCCCGGCGGCCCAAGCACGAAACGATCGCCGAGCTGATGAACGAGCTGTCCACGCTCATCACCACCGGCCGCTACATGCCGTCGGTGCTCCTGAACTGCCAGATCAACCGTGAGGGCGTCGCCGCCGCCCAGAAGGCCGGACGACTGGAGATGCAGCACATCGCCGACTCCTCGGCGATCGAGCGCTACAGCTCCTGGGTGTTCGGCCTCATCCGCTCAGAAACCGAGGTCGCTGCCGGTATGGCCACCCTTCAAATGCTCGCGTCCCGACGCATGGACCTGACCAACTGGCGCTGCGCCTGGGAGCCCTGGTACGGCACCCAGCACGTCCTCGGCGAGGTGACCCTGTGACCGCCTACGCCTTCCCCTGCGCCGTCCAGCCCGAGCTGTTCGACACCGGCAAGACACGCGAGACCAAGGCCGCCCGCAAGGCCCTGCGGATCTGCGGCACTTGCCCCGTGGAGCTGGCCTGCCGTCGTGCTGGCCGCGAGGGCCGCGAGTGGGGCATCTGGGGCGGAGAGACCCAGGGAGAGCGCTGGGCTGCCCTCGGCATCACCGAAGCCGACCTTCTCCCACCGGACTGCGAAAGCGAGATGGCCTACCGCCGTCACAATGACGCGGGCGAGGACTGCGAGCCCTGCCGCCTGGCCCACAACGCCCGCCAGCAGGCGTACAAGGAGGCCGCCGAGGAGCGCAAGCGCAAGGAGAAGGCCGCAGCAGCCGCCAGGCGGGCCGAGGAGCAGCAGCAGTACGAGGAGATCCCCGGCAGCCGCGTCAGCCTCTTCCAGGCCCCCCTGCGGCCCATCTGCGGCACCGAACGCGGCTACCGCGCGCACTTCAAGAAGAACGAACTCCAGCTCGCCCCGCACCCGGAGTGCACCTGCCGCGAGGCGCACCGCGTCCAGCGCGCGGCCGAGCGCGCTTCCCAGAAGGAATCGAAGGTCGCCGCATGACCTCCACCGCACTGGGGCCGTGGCTCATCGCCTTCACCGGCGACCCGGAGAGCCGCTGCCCGAAGTGCCTCACCCAGTTCCCCGTCACCGAGTACCACGACACCGTGGTCGTCGGGATGTGCAAGGAGCGCCGCGACGCCATCGTCGCCATGAGCGACACCCCAGGGGACGTCCCCGACGAGACCACAGAGCACCTCTGCCGGGGCTGCGCCTCCTGCGGGTACGTCTGGAGCGAGCGCGTGGCCTCCCCGGCCGACCTGGCCCGCATCAAGGCCGTCGACTCCTATGACGACTGACCTCGACCAGCTCACCGCGCTCCCCGACGAGCACAAGGCCCAGATCGCCAAGGACGTCCTCGACTCCCTCGGCATCCAGGTCAAGCGACAGGTCCGCGACGAGCTGATCATCCCGTGCCCGGTCGGGGCCTTCCACAACGACCAGGAGCGCAACCCCACCGCCGCCCTGTCGGCCTCGAAGCTGCTGTTCCACTGTCTCGGATGTGACTCCAGCGGCACCATCCTGTGGCTCATCGCCACGGTGCGCGGCGACACCACCATCGACGAGGCCCGCGAATGGCTCCTCGGCGAAGCCGGACTCACCCGCGCCGTCGGCCTGCCCGACATGCTCGCCTTCTTCGACGCCCTCTACACGCCGAAGTCCCGGCCGCCGATGCCGGTCTACAGCCCCCGCATGCTGGAGCGCTGGCAGGGCGTCCCCGACTACATCACCCGCGAGCGCGGCATCCCGATCGAGACCTGCGAGCGGATGGGCATCTGCCTCGACCCCGACGGCTTCATGGGACCGCCCGAGGCCCGGGTGCGCACCGGCCCGCGCGCCGTCATCCCGCACTACTGGGAAGGCCAGCTCGTCGGCTGGCAGTCCCGCCGCCTGCCCGCTGCCGACCCGAGCGCACCGAAGTACCTGAGCACCCCCGGCTTCCCTCGCGACGAGACGATCTTCGGCCGCGAGTTCCTGCGGCACGAGGTCGTCGTCGTCGAGTCGCCCATGAGTCAGCTCCGCCACCAGCACCACAGCAACATCGAGGGAACCTTCGGCGCCGTCGTCACCGACGAGCAGATCGAGCACCTGGTGCGAGGCCGCAAGAAGCTCATCTGGTTCATGGACAACGACGACGCCGGATGGCGCGCCGTCGCAGGCCGCACCTACAACGGCAAGTTCTTCCCTGGTGCCCCGCAGCGCGCCTCCGCCTGGTGCCAGAACTGGGTCGTGCAGAGCCCCTTCGCTGCTGACCCCGCCGAGATGTCCGATGCGCTGTACGACGTCCTCGTCAACGAGTACGCGGTGCCCTGGCAGGTCTGGGAGAAGCCGAAGGTCCTCTACTGCCACCTCTGCTTCCAGGTCGTGCATCCCGGCCGGTGCGCTGTCTGAGTCGCCCCGGGCGGCCCAAGGGGTGACCACCCCAGGAGGAACGTATGCTCAAGTTCGGCACCGGCCAGATCACCGCCGTCGGAGACCAGGTCGAGGACGCGCTGACGTCCAAGATCGCACGCGCGCTGACCCCGGCAGAGTGGGAAGCGCTCGTCCAGGAGACGGGCGAGGACAACGAGGGGGAGTAGGCGATGACGGGACTGCGCATCAACGGCCGTCCCGAGCACATCATCATCTCCACCGGCAGCAGCCTGGTACCCACCGCGCCCCGCCCGGCGCCGGTCGTCCACGACGTCAACGGCTACTACGCCCGGCTCGGTGTGCCGACGACGGCGACCAAGCGGGAGATCCGCGAGGCGTACCAGGCCCTCGGCGGCCCCAACAACGCCGAGCTGACCGAGATCTTCAAGGTGCTCATCAACCGCGAGCGCCGGGCCGCCTACGACCGCAAGCAGCCCGGCACCACCTTCGTGGACCGCGCGGCCGTGCAGGCCATCCTCCGCAAGGCAGCCGCCCAAGCCGCCCAGGAGAACGCCGAATTCGGCACCGGAAGAACCGCCAGAGACATTATTGAAACTCTGGCTGAGGAGACCGGAAATCCGGTCCTTCAATTTCTTGCTTCGGGTTCCACCGAAGGCTTTGATGATGACGGAGACAGGGACCGCCATCCCCGATCCGACCCCCCGGCCGCATGGCCGTACTCCTACCTGCTTCTGGCCTCTACCTGCGACGACGTCGACAGGCTGGCCCAGTGGCGGGAAGGGCTCGCGCAGGCCCTGACGGGCCGTGGATGCCCCCACTTCGCGGTGGGGTTCCACGCCGCCAACGACCTGCCGTTCCTCGTGGTGCGAGACATCGGAATTCCCGTCGTCTTTCTCCACGAAGAGGCCACGGTGACCGGGGAGTTGATTACGGCAGCTGCCACTGCCGTCGTCGCATAACTGGCTTCACCTGCCATCAAAGATCATCAGGAGCCTTCGTGACCGCCAACACGAGCCCCGTCATCAACTTCCGCCGAGGCGGCACCGCCGCCGAGCAGGCCGAGAAGGAGGCAAGCGTCTCCTCCAGCGGCCGTCGCGGCCCCGACTACTTCGGCCTCAAGGACGACGGCGACTCCGCAGTCGTCCGCCTCCTCACGGACCACGACGACTGGATCTGGGTCAACCAGCATTCGTTTGTGCCCACCAAGCCGGGCCCCAAGGATGCCGAGAAGTGGCCCAAGAACATGACCTCGGTGTGCCGCTACGACAAGGCGTTCGGCGGCCACTACCAGGACTGCTACATCGACGACGGCAAGCTGAAGAACTCCTTCGGCAAGCCCGCCACCGCTCGCCCCCGTGTGTGGGCCCTCGCCATCGAGCGGGAGATCGTGCGTGGCGACGGCAGCGAGGCCCTCGGAGGCCCGGCCAAGCAGGGTGTCGTCGTCGGCATCCGCGACAAGATCGACGAGGTCGACGAGCTGGGCTCCGACGGCAAGCCCACCGGCAACAAGCTGAAGTACCCCCGCATCCTGGTGATCAACCAGCCCATGAAGGGCTTCTTCGCCCACTTCAAGGCCCTCCACGGCCTGTACGGGACGGTCGTCGACCGGGACTTCAGCGTCACCCGCAGCGGCACCGGCACCGACACCGAGTACAAGATCGTCCCGATCGACCCGATCACGGACCCGGCGACCGGCCAGAACCTCATCAAGCCGGGCACCCCCATCTGGGAGAAGTACCTCCAGGCCGTCGCCGAGCGCGAGGTCAGCCTGGAAGGCATCGTCGCCGACAAGGCCTCCGACGAGTACTACGCCCGCTTTTTCGACCCGACCAAGACGGTCGAGAAGGACGGCACCATCGTCGCCGCCACGGCGGCCACCGGCGGCATGGTGAACCTCTCGGCCGCCGACAGCGGTCCGGCGGACATCTCCGGCGACCTGCGCAGCCGCATCGCGAACCTCGGCGTACCGCAGACTCCCGCCGCCTGATCCAGGCGCACACAGACACCGGTCCGCCCCGGTGCCGTCAGATACGGCGCTCAGCGTTTCAGCGCTGCGTTCTTCCCCGGGGCGGCCCGGTCAACCTTCACCACCCTCCACGCGCAAGGACCACCACCGTGCTGCGCCTCATCAGCTCCTACGCACCTGACGCCCCTTATGTGCAGGTTGGCGAACTTCGCGCCCAGCTTCCCGCACTCGTCGAGCACGAGGAAGACGGCACCCGCTGGCTGCTCGTCCCCGCTGCCGCGCCCGTCATCGTCACCCACCTGACATGGCGCCGCGCACTGAACGACGGCGCGGCCGGAGTCATGGAGGCGCTGGAGGACGGTGTCACTGCCGTCCCGGCACACCGAGTCGAGGAACAAGACCTCGGCAGCGACAGGCTGTGCCTCGCCTACAGCCGCTCCGCGATCTTCGACGACGAGGACGGCATCCCCACCTACCACGAGGTCCTCGACCAGCTCGAAGCCCTCGACAGCCCACCCGGCACTCGCCCCGGCGGGTTCGTGCACCTGCACACCCACAGCGAGTACAGCCCCCTCGACGGCCTGTCCCGCATGGACGAAATCCTCCGTGAGGTCACCCGCCACGGCCAGAGCGCCGTCGCCATCACCGACCACGGCACCTGCGCCGGACACCCCGAGCTGCAGCGTGCCGCCGACAAGGCCGGGGTCAAGCCGATCTTCGGCATCGAGGCGTACCTGTGCGACGACCGCGTCATCCGCGCCGAGCCGGGTGACAAGGAGATGCAGGCCAGCCTTCGCAACGACTACTGGCACGTCTGCCTGTTCGCCATGGACAACACCGGCCTGCGCAACATCTGGGCAGCCAGCACCGAGTCCTTCCGCGACGGCCTCTACTACCGGCCCCGCATGGACTGGGACACCCTCGGCCGGTTCAGCGAGGGCGTCATCGCCTCCACCGGCTGCCTGCGCGGCCCGGTGGCCGTCGCCATCAAGAACGGCGACGCCGACCTGGCCCTCCAGCGCCTGACCCGGCTCATGGACCTGTTCCCCGGCCGCCTGTACGTCGAGCTGCAGCCCAACGACATGCCCGACCAGGTCAAGCTCAACACGGCCCTGGTCGCCCTGGCCCGCGAGTTCAACCTGCCGCTGCTGGCCACCGTCGACTCCCACTTCCCGACCGCCGACGACGCCCACGCCCACGACGTCTGGATCGCCTGCCAGACCAACAAGGACGTCCAGGACGAAGGCGACCTCTTCGCCGAGGACCTGAACCTCTACGTCATGGGCGAAGCCGAGGTCCGCGCCGGGCTCGCCTACCTCGGCCAGGACGTCGTTGAGGAGGCCATCGCAAACACCCGGGCGCTGGCCGAGCGCTGCGACGCCCGGATCGAGGGCGAGACGACCACGCCGTCCTTCACTGGTGACCCGGCCGAGGACGAGCGGCGCCTGCGCGAGCTGTGCCTGGACAACTGGAACCGACTGCCCGCCAACGCCCAGGACTTCTCCGACACCGAGCGGGTCTACCGAGACCGGTACGCGAGGGAGATGGAGCTACTTGTCGACAAAGGGTTCTGTGGCTATTACCTGATGGTCGCGGACTATGTTGGCTGGGCGAAGGACCACGGCATTCTGGTCGGCCCCGGACGCGGCTCCGGCGGCGGCTCCCTCGTCGCCTACCTCGCCCGCATCACCTCGCTGGACCCGGTCAAGCATGACCTCCTCTTCGAGCGCTTCCTGACGCGCGGCCGTGCGGGCCTGCCCGACTTCGACGTCGACTTCCCCGCCAGCAAGAAGGCCCATATCCTCGGCTACCTCCGCGAGCGCTGGGGCGAGCGCAACGTCGTCTCCATCGGCTCCGAGCTGCGCCTGAAGAACAAGGCCGTCATCAACGAGCTGGTCCGCGCGCTGGCGTCCTCCCTCCCCGAGGGCGCGGCGGCCGACCTGCGCCAGGTCTCCGCCCTGATCGACGAGGCCGAAGCGGGCACCGCCGGGCTCGGCATGTCCTGGGAGGACCTCTGGGTCCAGCACGGCGAGCAGCTGCAGCCGTTCGCCGACCGCTACCCCGAGCTGTTCGCCATGGCCGAGCGTCTGGTCGGCCGCCTGAAGTCCTACGGCCGCCACGCGGCCGGGGTGGTCATCTCCACCGGCGCCCCGCTCACCGACTGGCTGCCGATGCGCACCATCGACGGCGAAGAGCAGATGGTCACCCAGTGGGCCATGGGTGACGTCGAGGCGATCGGCCTGGTCAAGTTCGACATCCTCACCCTGCGCACCCTGGACACCATCCAGGAGACCCTCGACCTGGTCCGCGAGCAGCGCCGGTACGAGATCGACCTGGAGGCGTGGGAGGTCGAGTTCGAGGACCCCCTGGTCTGGGAGGAGCTGCAGGCCGCCCACACCGTCGGTGTCTTCCAGATCGAGACCCACTCCGGAACCCGCCTGTGCGAGCGCATGCGCCCCCGCAACGTCGCCGAGCTGGCCGACATGGTGACGATCGTCCGGCCCGGCCCGATGAACTCCGGCCTGACCGACCTCTACCTGCGCCGCCGCGCGGGCGAACAGGCCGTCACCTACCCCGACCCCCGCCTGGAGAAGGTCCTCGCCCCCACCTACGGCGCGATGATCTACCAGGAGCAGGTCATGGCCGTCACACAGCTCCTCGCCGGGTACGACGAGTCCGAGGCCGACGGCGTCCGCCGGATCCTGGGCAAGAAGAAGATCTCCGCCATCGCTGACGCCGGGCAGGAGTTCCTCTCCCGCGTCGACATACCCCGCGAGCAGGCCGAGCGCCTGTGGTCCCAGATGGCCGAGTTCTCCAAGTACGGCTTCAACAAGAGCCACGCCTACGCCTACGCGTTCCTCGCGTTCTGGACCGCGTTCCTCAAGGTCAACTACCCCCGCGAGTTCCTCGTCTCCGCCATGTCCACCGTCGACAAGGACCGCGTCCCCGAGTTCGTCAAGGAGGCCCGGCGCCTGGACGTCGAGGTACTCCCCCCGGACATCAACACCTCCGGCCCCGGCTTCACCGCCGACCCCGAGCAGTACGCCGTCCGCTACGGCCTCGGCTCCGTCAAGGGCGTCGGCGACGTCGCCGTCAAGGCCCTCGTCGAGACCCAGCCGTACGCCTCCTGGGAGGACTTCGAGACCCGCAAGAGCCCCAAGGCCAACGCGGGCGTCGTCGCCCTTCTCGCGCGCATCGGCGCCTTCGACACGCTCGTCAGCAACCGGCGCGGACTGGAGGCCAAGCTGTTGGCTGCCAAGACCAAAGAGGACGCCCGCTGCGTCCACAAGATCGAGCTGTTCGAGTCGACGGCCCTGCCCTGTAGTTTCAACTGGGCCAGCGAGCCCGCCCCGGTCAACCCGCGCACCGGCAAGACCCTCAAGCGCAAGCCGCTGCCCAAGCGCTGCACCAAGGCGTGCCGCCAGTACACCGCGCCGCCGCCGCTGCAGATCGAGGCGGTCGAGCCCTACAGCCCCGTGGACATCCGGACTATCGAGCACGAGATGCTCGGCACCTACCTCTCCAGTACGCCGTTCGACGACCTGGACCCCAACGACCGCGCGGTCTGCCGTGCCCAGGCCGAGCAGCTGGCCGCAGGACCCAACGGCACCTACTACGTCGCCGCGATCGTCGCCGGGGCCCGCCCGCACAGGACGGGCGACATGGGCTTTTTGACCCTGGAGACCGAACTGTCCACCCTCCGCGTCGCCGTGTTCCGCGACGCCTGGGCCGTCGAGCAGCGTCGCTTCACCAAGGGCGCCCTCTGCCTGGCCGAACTCCGCAAGAACGACCGGGGCCTGTCCCTCGTCACCTACCAGCCCCTGTGAGAGGCACCGCCATGTCGATCATCTCCTCCATCAGCCACCCGTACTGGTCCCCCCTCGGTGTCGCAGCCAAGGCGACCCGCAACGGCCTGCAGATCTCCCAGGCCTCCGTCGCTCAGCACACCGGCCTCACCGTCCGTCAGTACGCAGCCCTGGAGAGCGGCTTCATCCCGCCGGACGTCGCCGAGGGCCTCGGCCGACTCAGCCTCTCTCGCCTCGATGAGGCCCTCGGCTGGGAGGAGGGCACCGCCCGCGCCCACGTCGACAAGGCTCTGACGGCCGCCATGTTCCCGACCGCGCCCCCCTCCGTCCCCCACTTCCGGGACGAGACGCTCACCAACCTCGACCGCTCCACCTACCCGCAGGCCGCCTGGCGCCGTCTCGGCAAGGCCATCCAGGCATCCCGCATGTCCTTCGGCATGAGCCGGGGAGCCCTGGGCTACGGCATCCAGTCCACCAGCAAGAGCATCCTGCGCATCGAAGAGGGCCGCGTGTACGGCGACCCGCGCACCGCCCCTCCTGGCGACTACCAGTCCGAGAGGTACGTCCTGAGGCGCCTGGCGCTGCTGGAGATGGCCCTTGAGTGGGAGATGGGCCAGGCCGCGCAAATCCTGGAAGGCCAGAACCAGGCCACTGTCAGTCCTGCAGCGTAAGCTGCGAAATCGAGCCAACCGCCATTGGCCACAGCTGACCGCCATCAGCTACTCCCCGCAAGGAGACCCCGCACCATGCCTCCCAAGAGCCGTCTCGCCAAGCTGCGCGCGGACCTGACCAAGGTCTACGGCGACCGCGTCACCCGGCGCGACGCGATGGTCCGCCCCACCTTCATATCCAGCGGCAGCCTCACCCTCGACTACGCCCTCGGCGGCGGGTTCGCCCTGAAGCGCACTCACGAGATCGTCGGACCCGAGGGCATGGGCAAGACGACCCAGTGCATCCTCGCCATGGTCGACGCCCAGCGGATGTTCCCCGACCGGGGCGTCGCGGTCATCGACATGGAGCAGTCCTTCGACTTCGAGTGGGCCGAGAAGCTCGGCCTGGACCTCGACGAAGACCGGTTCGTCCACATCTACCCGGACCACTCCGAGGACGTCTCCGACCAGATCAGCATGTTCCTCCGAGATGGAGAAATCTCCCTCGTCGCCGTCGACTCCGTCGGCGGCATGGAGTCCAAGGCCGCCTTCGAAAAGCGCGCAGAGGACTCCGCCATGGGAAAGAACTCCCAGGTCATCTCCCGCATGGTCAAGCGCGTCGCGGGCCTGTGCCGGGCGAACAACGCAGCCGTGATCTTCGTGAACCAGTACCGGGCCGACATCGGCAACCCGCGCGGCGGCCAGAAGTCCGCCGGACCGAGCGCCCTGAAGTACAACACCACCACGAAGATCAAGATGAGCCGGACCGGCGAACCGACGAAGAAGGTGTCCATCACCGACGCCGTCTCCAAGGCCCCAGCCGAGCTGGAAGTCGCCCGCCAGATCCGCGCCCGGGTCGAACGCAACAAGCTCGCCCCGCAGGGCCGCGTGGCCGACTTCTGGTTCCGCAACGTCGCCACCGACAAGTACGGCCCCGTCGGCATCGACCGCGCCGACGAAGCCATCACCCTCGGCATCGCCACCGGCGCCATCAAGCGCCTGTCCACCGTCTCGTACGAGTTCCCCGACGGCAGCACCGTCAAGGGCGGACGCCCCGGCGTCGAGGCCGCCATCGCTGAGCGCCCCGAACTGGTCGAGGTGATCCGGGAGAAGGCCCTCGTCTCCATCTCCGGTGACGTCAAGGCCGACCACACCGTCTCCTACGACGACGTCCCCGACGGAGTCGACCCCAGCACCGGCGAGATCCTGGAGGAAGCCGCATGAACCGCCTCAAGCGCGCATGGGCCATCGCTGGAGAGCCCTGGTTCTTCTACGCCGTCATGAGCCTGTGCGCCCTCGTCATCGCCTACGCCTGGTACGTGGTCGGCCAGCAGGTCGACCTCAACCAGATCTCCCAGGACATCCACTACAAGCTCGGCATCATGGCCGCCCTGACCGCCATCGTCCTGGGCGCCTTCATGGGCATCACCGCCAGCCACCTCGTCCGCCGGTACGGCCCGGCCAAAGCGCTGCCCGTCGACCCGGACAACCCGCCGGAGAAGATGATCTACATCGAGAGCGACGAGCCGATCCGCTGCGCCTGCCACAACCAGCCGATCCCGGACATGACCGTGGTCTGGCACTGGCCCCAGCCCGCCAAGCTCGTCTGCGTCCGGAAGGGCCACGCCGAATGACCTGGCACTCCTGCGACCACCTCCCCCCGCCGGAGCCCTGCGCAACCCTCATCACCCGCTGCGCCGGATGCGGAGCCTTCTGGAGGCGCGTCTACCGCACCGCCGACGGATACCGCTGGAAGCCGGTCAACGGCTTCTCGGCCTGGCGCCTGCGCCGTCGGTTCGCGGGGGTCAAGCCGTGACCGACAAGGGCCTCAACAAGCGCATGGGCGACGCGCACGAGGAACGGCTGGCCGAGGTGCTGGGCATGCGCCAGACCCGGGGGAGCGGCAACCAGTGGCGCGACCAGATGGACGCCAAGCATGACCGGACGACGTGCACCTTCGCCTTCGCGGTCGACGGCAAGTCCACCCTGGCCAAGTCCATCAGCATCACCCGCGCCATGTGGGAGAAGGCCGGAGAGCAAGCCAGCGGCGAACTGCCCATGCTCGCACTCCGCTTCTACAACAACGCCTCCCTGGAAGTCCACGCCGACCTGGCCGTCTGTGACCTCCTGGACTTCGCTGAGATGCGCGACGCCGCCGAGAACTGGCACAAGGCCAAGCCCATCCTGCAGGCGCTCATCGAACAGGGCCCGCGCTGCATCCCGGTCCTCGTAGAACTCGCGCGCAACCTCATCAACGCTGATCAGTGAAGTGAGACCTCATCATGCACCTTGACATGGCAGACGACTGGAACTACATCCTCGCCAGCCTCGACGTGGTCGGCCTGGTCGCCCTGCGCGCCGTCGGCAAGAAGAACGCCAAGGGCTGGCTGTGGGCGATGTTCACCCAGGCCGTCTGGATCGCGTACTCGCTCGCCACCCTCCAGTGGGGCTTCCTCGCCGTCGCCGCCGTCAAGTTCGGCGTCTACACCTGGAACTGGATCTCCTGGATCCGCAGCGACAAGGCCGAGACCAAGCCCAAGACACGCGAGGAGCTGGCCCTGGAACTGGCCCGAGAGCGACTGCCGAAGGGCACTGACGAACTCACGGTGCTGCAAGCCGCCTCCATGCTGACGAAAGCCCTCAAGGTAGTCGAGCTGTACCCGGAGAAGACGAAGACAGGGCCGACCACGTGACGTTCACCCCCTCCTTCCGCCGGGTCGGCTCCATCGGCAGCGACCTGGTGCTCATCCCGCTCATCGAGAACGCCATCCAGCAGTGCGCCTTCCCCACCAACTTCGTCGTGCGCCTGCGCTCGTACGCCGCCAAGCGCGAGCCGGACGGCTGGTTCCACCCCTCGACCCACCCGACCATGGACGAGCGGCAGCTGTACTACTACCTCGCCCAGCCGGACAAGTGGGAC